TATGTGCTATTGGAAATATATTTCTAGTACATACTGAACATTCATTATTCCAATTTGATTTTAACGATAGACTTACTAGTAATGGTGGAGTTGTAGAAGTAGACCAAAAAGATATATTTGAATCTAGATATACTGAGTTGTTTAATACAGAACTTGGTTTTGGTGGTCTTCAAGAAAGACGAGCTGCTATTGCTGGGGATTTTGGTTATATATGGTTTAATAATGATTTTAATCATTTCTTTGCATTAAGTAAAGAAGGTCCAAAAGTTTTAAGTGAAGATATAGATGCAAGACTTAAACTAATAAAACCAAAGAATATTAGATTTGGTGATGATAAACAAAGAAGTAGATTATTAATTAGATATGAAAATGGTGATACTATAGAAACAATTAGTTTTAATTATAAACTTGGATGTTTTGTTTCTATGCACGATTATAATAATCCTGCATGGTTTGCATATACTAAAGATAGAATATTTGTAGTAAACACAGATAAAATTAGAGTTGGACATTTTAATTCAAATAAATTTGTTGATAGTCAATTTTCTATAATTGTAAATTATTCTTATGATGAAATTAAGTTTTTAGAATATCTTAGTTACAAGTTTACTAGAATAACTGATATTGCTAACTTAGCTGTAATAGATTTTATTAATTTGCCCGTAGAGGGAAGATATGTGGAAGAAAGTGGTAATTATCTATATGTAGTATCTGATAAATGTAGAACTGGTCAATTAGTTTTAAAACGAACTGATACATATGATAATGATAATGCTACAAATAAATTTAGAACTAATTATCCTTATTTTGAACTAGGATATTTTAATATGAATAAATTAGTTAATATTAATGGTAAAGAAAGTAGAATGTTTGGTAATTATTTTGTGTTTACATTTGTAGTTAATACAACTAACGAAAATAAAATTAATTTTGAAAGTTTTGAATGTTCTTTAACTAAAATAAGAAGATGAGAAAAGTTAAAAGAAATCAAAGAAATAAAGCCTTTCTTGGTAGTTTAATTGGTGCTGGCGTATCTTTAATAGGTAATACTATTGGAAGTATTATTGGTGCTAATGCGCAAAAGAAACAACAGAGAGAACAAGAAAGACAACAAATAGAACAAAACAATTTAACAACTGCTGCTAATTTAGCAAATGCAATTAATGGTAGTCAAGATGTTGTAGATTCTTATTATGATAGAGTTACATTAATGCCTCTTGGAGGTAAGAGAAAACTTGGAGCATGGGGAATTCAAGATACAAATGATGTAATAAGTGGAGTAAGTAGTGGTATAGGTTCTGTAGTTAAATCTGCTATAGGTGCAAGTACAATGGGTAATGTTCAGACAGTTAGACAAGCTCCTGCACAATTTGAACCTAAAGTTTTAGTTAGACCTACATATTATAATAGAATACAACCTATGCAAAATGTTTATAAATGTGGTGGTAAATATAAAAGAAAATCAAAATGAAATGTAAAAGAAAGAAAGCTACATTTGGTGTTTTAGCACCAAATATTCAACGAGGTGGTATGGCTATTCCATTAGGTAATAATTTATATTGGATGAAAGGTAGAAAACATAAAACTGGCGGAATAGATATTGGTAAAGATTTAGAAGTAGAGAATAATGAAGTTATGCAAATGCTTCCTAATGAAACTAGAGTATTTAGTAGTGTGAAAATGTTAGATGGTAATAGTCCTGCTGAATTGGTAGCTAGTGGAATGAATCCAAATATGGTTTTTAATGCACAAGAAGAATATAAGAGAATTAATAGAATTAGAGATGATGGAAGTAAATATAAAAGAGGTGGCAGAAAAAGAGCTGATGATGGTACTAGTGTAGAAACAAATAATATTGCTAGAATATTATATAATAATAGATATAGAAATAATAAATCTACATTATTAAAGATGAATAATGAAGAAAAAGTATTATCTTTAGCAAATTATGTTAGACCTAAAAATAATTATGAATATGCTATAGATGGAGAAGATAGTGCGTTATTTCCTTTTAGAAAATTAGCTAATACAGTTGGATTACCGTCAGGTCTAAGTAATTGTACATTAACAGTTAGTCAATTATATAATCCAGCTAGACCTATAAGTCATGCTAGAACTATTACTAAAAATCCTAGAGCAAACGGATTTTATAAAGTTACTCCAGACTATGCAGTTCCAGGAAGTATGGTTATAGCATCAAATAATTTAAATGATGACGATGAAAATAATGTATATCATACTATGGTACTAACTGGATTTGCTGATAAGGATTATACATACGATTTTAACGGTACACCTTATAAAATTAAAAAAGGTACACCATTAGTTAGTTATAGTAGAGGTGGAAATAATGTTGGTGATTGGAGAAGCAATATTCCTTTAAATGTTTATATGGATAATAGTGATGGAAAAAAATTTGTTAGATACTATAGACCTTTAGATGAAAATGGTAATCCTAATGTACTATTAGACCAAGTAACTATTCAACCTAAAAAATATGGAGGTAGAAAAAAGAAAGAAGATGGTGGTGATACAAATGTAGAAAATGATTTTGTTTTGAATTATTTATCTCAATTACAGAATAATCCAATATATAGAATGAATCAAATTATGACAGGTAATAATATGGATTTAGAACGTCAAATTGAGAATGTTAGAAATACTGAAGAAATAAATAGACCAACATATAATTCTAAAGATAATAGATATTACGGAAGTGATGACCCAATTAGACCAACAGAATTAAATAAAAATATATATCCAAAGGATTTGAGTGGTCTTAGTGGTGTACAAGGCATTACTTCATCTAAAATTGGAGAAGACAGAACTCTTACTGGACAAAATTATATTCAATATAGAAGTCCTTTATATTATAATGATCCTCAATATAACATAAATGAATATGGTATTGATAATGAAGTTGTAGAAGCAAAACAACTTATAGACCATGAAAGAACTCATGCTGCTGCAAATTCACCTATAGAAGTAAATACTACTCCTCAGGAAGATATGATAAATTTCATATTAGGAGATGAATATTATAATACAAATCCAACTTATACAAAAAGACCAAAAGAAATTCTTGCTGCTATAATGGCTCTTAGAGGTGCAAATAATATGACACCTCAAAACAGATTTATAAGTATTGATGGACTATATGATGATATACAATCAAATAATGTAAAAGGCAAACATTATATTATCCCTGAAGGTAGTAGGCAATTTTTAAAACAATTTACAAAAGAACAATTACATCGTTTATTTAATGAGGTTGCTCATAATATAAATACAAATAATATGAATTTACAAAATGTTGTTGATGATTCTCTTGCTAGGTATGGCAAGAGAATGATAAGTCCTAATAAATTAGGCACTATTGTTAGAGTAGATGGGAATGGAAGAGATAGACTAGCATACATTCCCTCTACGGGCAGTTCTAAACAAGATATGAAATGCGGTGGTAGAGTTAAAGCTCCTTTTGGTGGTTCATTAAATAGATTAATTTCTATGCTTAGCGGAATTGATAAAGATGCTTTATCCGACGCTTGGGATAAAGTTGAAGAAATAGAAGATGAAAAATATAAGAATACAAAATCAAATATGATACAATTAGATGATGGAACTTTTATTACTGAAACTTTACCAGAAGTAGATATAAGTCCAAGAAGAGATTTATTTAAATTTCCGACATTAAATATTACTTCAGCTCCTAATACAGAACTAAGAAGACCTGCTCTTGAGATAGGAAATCCTATAATTCCTGATGATATAAGAGATAAAATAAAAGGTCTAGGAGATTATAAAGATTATCATTGGGTTAAAGGTGCTACAGATTTATTAACTACTGGATTAAGTACATTTAATAATTTATATTATCTTAATAGAATGAAAGAACCTCCTAGACCAGCAGTTAATCCAGGAGTTAAACTCAAAACAAAATGGAACAATAACGCTACATTATCTGCAATAAGAGAATCATTAGGTAATACTATAACAGATTTAACAAGAAATACTGCTAGCTCACAAAATCTTAGAAACAGTATTAATCAAGCTAGAATAAACGCTCTAGAATTAATCAATAAATCAAATGAAGATAGAGAAAAAAATGAAACTGAATTAATAAATGCAGATTTAAAACAAAGAGCTACAACTATAAAAGATAATGTAGATAATTATAATACTTGGAGAAATTCACTTGCTGCTTTTAGAAATAATATATTTGATAAGAGAAGTGAAACATGGAATAATATGATGTCAAATGTTAATAAGGTAGTAAATGAAGCTATTGAAAATAGAGAACAAAGAGATGTAGAAAGAAGACAATTTGATTTCCTATCCTATGGTTATCCAATAGTTAGAAATAATCCAGCTATTGCTAATTATTTGTATGATATTTTATTTGGTAAAAATAACATAAATGTAAAATCTAGATAATATGAATTTTGTAGAATTAGTAAAACATAATCATGTAAGTCCGTATAGTGCGGAACTTACTACTAAAGTATTTGATACTTTACAAAGTAGACATGATTCTATTTCTAAAGCTAGAAATGATTTATATGCAGCAGTTATGAAAATGCCAATGCACCCAGATGAAAAATTATTTAAACTTGCATTACTTCAAGAGATACAAAGTGGTATAAATGATAATATTACAGACCCTAAAAATCTCAATGATGATTTTGATAATATAATGAGAATGACTTCTGAGATTATGAATGACCCAGTTGTTACAGATAGAGTTTCATGGTATGATGGTTGGCTTAAACAACAACAGAAAATTAGAGATAATAAAAATCTTCCTGAAAGTTGGAAATTATGGTATTCAGCAAAAGAACAATATCGGTCTCCGGTGGGTGATGGAACTCCATATACTCCTTTGGTTCCAATTATAGAACCTGCTGATAAATATGAAGTATTTAAAAAAGCTGTTGGTATAACATCTCCAACTAAATATGGATATGCCGGTAATAAAATAGTTAAAAATGCTGAAGGTAAAATGGGATATATAAATAATAGTGGTAGATTTGAAACACTTAAAGCTGAAGATTTATGGGATAGTGTAAAAACAATTATAGATAGCGATAGTAAGACCACAGAGCAATTATTAAGAGAATATCAAATAGAAAGAGATTATGGAAATATTAAAATAGGTAATAGAGATATGAGTTTTCCTGAATGGGAATTTGCACAATTTGCTGGAATGTGTGAAGCAAAAGCTCATAGAGATAGCTATACTAGTACAAAATTAAGTGGATTTGGTGTAGGAAAAAGTGGTGGAGATGGAGATGAAGATGACGATGATACTTCTGGAAATCAAGAAGGATTCCATTTAGGGGAAGGAGAAAAAAGAGAAGGATATCCAAATAATTAAAATTTTAATATTATGCCACAAGCACATATAGGACCAAATGTACAAAATTATACTCAAGGGTATAATGAAAAAACTTTTTGGAATCTTGAAGATTACACTAAAGCTCAATTTGCCGATATGGGAGTGAAACCAGATGATAATGGATTTTACCCTATAAATGAATTGCAATTATTACAATATGCCGATGATGTAAAGGAACATAATGATAATTTAAGTCATTACATAGAAACAGCAACTAGAGTAGATGAAGTATTATTTAATGATCATAATTCTCAAGCAATAAAAGCTATGGTAGGACTATTTAATGGGGATTTTAATAGTATAAAAATAGATGAAAATGATGGTCAACCAGGTCAAGTAAATGAGGTTGCTAAAAGAATACACGATTGGAGCAGTAATCTTTGGACTAATAGTTTATCCGATAAATATGGATATTTTCAAATTAATTTTAGAGATGATGAAATCTATGACAGATTGATAAATTTATATGGCTCTAGACTAAATAAACTTGGTGTTATTAGAATTCCAAAAAATGAATTATCTGCTCCAAGTGTATATCATGCTGGATTAATGGTAACTAATCAAGATCAAATACCTCTTCTTATGATGTATCTGAATATGGCTACCAGTTATAAAGATGTTAATGGAGCAACATCTGATTGGAATTTTTGGAATAATACTAGAGAATTATTTGGTTCGTATCAAAGATGGGATATAGAAGGGTTAAATGGTGAAAATAGTAGTAGAAAGAAAAATGAATTATATAATCAAAGAAGTTCTAGAGAAAATGATGTTTCTGGATATGATTTTGATGAAATAAATGAGTTTGGCAGAGAAATGACAGATTATTACAAAATATTTATGAACTATGGAGATATAAAAGAAAAAGAACATTATGTTCCATTAGAATATTATATTGATATGAAGCCTATAAGAAGAGGTGATAGACCAGTTCATACTGTTATGGAATTATTAAGACCGGATGAAAAAGAAAGTCAATTAAAAAGTATATTAAAAGATGATGTTAATAATAAATTAAATGTAGATTTTAAAAATATGCCTCAAGGCTCTATATTATTTGAAGGAGAAGATGGAGTATGGAGTCAATATGTAATTAATGAAAAAACTAAAGAAAAAGAACTTCCTGACGATGAATTACTTGATTTACTTTCTGAGAGAGTAACTGCTATTATGAAATCTAGTGACCCTTGGTTTCAATTACAAATGTATATTGATCGAGATAGAACTAAGGGCAATGTGTTTTGTACAGCTGTAACTTTAAAAGATGAAGCTACTATAACGCAAAGTAATACAAATCAAGCAAATTCTACTAAAAGTTCTGCTAGATTAAAATTAGCAAAATTAAATAGAATAATTGTTCCTAATTTATTTAGAGAAAATGAAAATGAAGAATTACAAGCTAAATATAATACTGATTCAGATAAAGCAATAGCTAGAGGAGAAAATATAAGGGCTAGTCATGGAAAGTATAATATAGCATATCGTAATGAAACTCCAATGTATATACAAAATTTGATGACTAATGATGGAACACAACATTTATTTTTATTAGTAGGAAATAATGCTTACGACTTAGATAAAATTGGTAGACAAACTGGTTCTGAATTAGCTGGTAGTTTAGTACAGTTAGTTAATTCTTATAAAAAGTGGGAACAAGTTGCTGCTGTATATAATCATATGACTGGAAATCAAGATAAATTTAGCGAATATTTAGAAAAAGTTGAAAATGATGATGCTAGGATTAATCAAATAATAAATAGTTTAAAATAAATGGATAAAGATATATTAAATGCACTAAATTCTGCAAGAAAAACTATTGCAGAAGATAATTATGTTTCTGATTCTATAAAAAGAGTCGAGAAAACTTTAGATCCTACAGCTATAAAAGATATAAATACTATGTATGGAAGTACTAACACTAAACACTTAGATTTTGGGTCTGGAGAAAATGATAGAATTGCCGCTAGACAAGAAGCAAAAGCTAAAGCACAAGGTAAATGGGCACAATTAAGAAACTCTGTATTTCAAGGTTTATATAATGAAGCATTAGTTGGTACTGTTGCTAGCATTTGGGATTTAGCTGTTGCAGATTATGAAGCAATGATGGCAGTTAATCCATTATTTGCTGCATTTAGTGAAAATAATGTTTATAGAAGTGATGATTGGAAAAAAGTTGCTCAAAGTAGATTAAAAGTTGTATTAGATAATGCTGTTGCTAATAAATTAAATGAACACCAAAATTATATTAGAGAAGATTTTGCACCAATATATAGAAATGAGCAAACTCCTTTAGCTTTTGGTGAATGGGCTTGGTATATGGAAAATCTTCCAAATGCTGTTAGTACTTTAACTTTATTATTACCTGCAGCTGGTGAAGCTAAACTAGCAGGATATTTAGGAAAAGGTGCTAGAATGGCTATGAATGTTATAAAGGGAGTTAAAGCTACTTCAGGACTTCGTAAAGGTTTTGGTATTTCTAGAGCAACAGCAGGTGCATTAGCTAGAAGTAGTAGTGCATTAGGTGAAAGAGTATTAGAAAGTGGATTTGGTCAAACAGGTTTAGGTTTAAAGTTAGGTACAGCATTAGAAACTGTTGGTGCAAGACCAGCTACATTAGCTAAAGCACTTAGAGGACTAGAAGAAACTGGTATACAAGCATTTACAAGTAGAACTTTGGAAGGAATACAAGAAAGTAGAGAAGTATATAATCAAGTTAAAGAAGATATGAGACAAACATTATCTTCTATGAATGATACTCAAAAAGCTAATTTTAGAAAAAATAATACAAAAAATGGAAAATATATATTTGAAGGAATGAATGATGACCAAATAGCTGATCAAATAGCATTAGAAAGTGCAAATAAAACATTTATAGATGATTATCAAGCATTAATATTTGATGTTGCCCAATTTTATGCTCTTAGAAAATTTATTAAACCTATAACTAGTGCTCCATTAACAAGAAGTGTTTATAATGCACAACAAAGAAGTCTTGCTAGATTAAGTGGAACAGAAGCTGCTGAAAAGACTTGGTTACAATGGCAAGGATATAAATTAAAAAATGCTTTTGGTAGTCCTATGAATTTTGCTAAATCAGCATTTACAAGTATGGAAGCTGCTTCAATTTCTGAAATGCCTGAAGAAATGATTCAAGGTATTAATACAGAAAAAGGAAAAGAAGTAGCTAAACATTATTTAAATCCAAGTTATGTTGATAGAACTTATGCTAGTTATTTAAGTGACCCTGCTATTTGGGATCAAGGAGTTTGGGGTATGCTTGGCGGTATGATATTTAATTATGGTGGTAGAGCTTTATCCCATGCCGCAAAAAGAGGCAATGCTGAAATACAAAAAAGATTAGGTCTTATAACTGAAGATGCCTATAATGCTTTATTAATGACAAATGATAAAGCTAGAATAAAAAACATTGAAGGTAGAGGAGAATTATTAGATGAATATATAAATAAAATGAATTTAATAGATGGTGGTAGAAATCCATATAAAAGATATGTAAACGAATATGGAGAACAATATTTTGATGAAGACGGTAATGCTTTCGAGTATGCTCAAGAAACAGAAAGAGAAGCTTTAAGACTTAAAGCAACTGAAGAATATGTTACAAAATTAGCATTAGATGCTTATGAAACTGGAAATGCAACATTAATTAAAGAATATTTAAATAATGAAGATTTCCATAAACTAATAGAATCAAAAGGTATTAAATTTTCAAGTGATGAAATTAAAGTTGGGGATTTTATAAAAGATACAGTAAATAATATATTTGAAACATACGAACAAAAACTTGTAGATGTTATAGAAAATACAGATGTAGATAGTGATGTTATAGCTAGAATGGTAGCAAGAGATTTAACATTACTAAATAATAGAAAAGAAAATAATGATTATTTATTAAATTATTATACAGATGATGTTACAAATGATAATTATAATACTGCACAACCTACTACAGCTCAACAATATGTAGATAATTATAGAAAAAGATATGGACTTAATAGATTAAAGCAACTAATAAATACAAAAGAATATTTTAGATTATGGAAAGATGAAGGTAGAATTACTGAACCACGAATGGCTGAAATAGAAGAAAAATCTAAAAGAGGTGAAATAACTTCTGAAAGACTAGAAATGTATAGACAAATATATCAAAATCAATTACAATTTGAGGCAACTGGTCATTCAACAGAGTTAAGTGTAGCAGGATATAATTCTTATATTAAAGATATAAATAAAGAAATAAATGCTATAACTAGTTATTTAACTAGTCATGGATTATTGAAATATACTTATAAAAATGATGAAAATGAAGAAACTACTATAGATTATTTAAATGCAGACATTGGTGATTTACAAGATATAGCTTACGGAAAAACATATAGTGAAGAATTAAATTCATTACCTAAAGAAGTAAAAAAGATATTTGATATAGTTACTAATGATGATATGTTTGGTGATGTAACAGATGAATTTAAGAAAAAAGTTGCTAGAATGGTAACTAGTGAAGTAGAAGGTGCTCAATATGATAATGAAACTCCTACAACAAAACAAGATTATAAAGATTTATATGACAAATATGCTTATACTTTAGAGAGATATACGAGTAATTTAATGGGAGGATATACTAGAGATTTGATGGAGTATTTACAAGACTCAAAAACGATTGAAGAATTAGAGGATAGATGGAATAGAATATTATCAGGTCAAGTTAATGAAGATTTAGAAGATGCAGTTGATGCTCTAAGAATTGGTTATCTAAATTTATTACAAAACGGTAGAGGTAATTTTTTCAGTGATATGGTTAATTCAGCATATATGGGTAGAAAAAATGAATTAATTGGAGAGAAAAATAATAATGAAGAAAGAGAAAATATAGAAACTAGAAATGGAACAAAAAGAAGAGTAGAAAAAACAGATGAAAAAGAAAAAGCAAAAGAAACTGAAAAACCAAAAGAAACTAAAAAGCCTAAACCTAAAAAAGAAGAGAAGAAACCTATTATAGACCCTATTCCTGAGGAAGAAGGTGATGGAACAATAGTTTTGCCAGATAAAAAAGATGAAGAAGTTAAAGATAAAGAAAAACCAAAAAATGAAGGTTATAATGGGGAAGAAGAATATGACCCAGTACTTGTAGCCGGTTCTATAATAGAAAGTGCTGTTGATGATGTACTAGATGAAAATAAAGAATTAGTTAAAAAATTAGGTGATGAAATTGATTTAAATTCTGCAGAATATAAAGAGCTATTTGATAAAGTTAAAGTTGCTATAGAAAACTCTGGAATGAATTATGATCCTAAAATGGATAGTATTATTCATAGTGCTATAAGTTTAGCTAAAGATTTAATGAAAGATGAAAATCCTGATGATATAGCTGAAGGTATAATGGGTTCTATAGGATTTTCAAAAATAATTAATATGGGAGAAACTTCTGTTGATGAAAGAATAGAAAAATTCTTAGAAGCTTATTTAAAAACTATAGCAGAAGTTGATTATAATGGAAAAAGAGTTGTAAATGTGTATAAATTAATGCAAATGTTATTGAATGATAGAAAGATTAGTTTTGATATAGCATTGACGATAATTAAAAATTTACAAGATTATATTAAATCACAAGATAAATATGTTTTTATAGGAATAAATAATGAATTTACTAATAATCCAAGAAACTATTTAAGAAAACTAGCACAAGTTAAAGGTGAAGCAACTATAGTAAATGGTTTAAGAATAAATAGGACTAATGTAGGAACTCTTAGTAGAATGGGATATGACACAGAAGAAAAGAGAATAGCATATTATAAATTAAGAAATAGATTATTATTAGATTTAAAAAATCCAAATGCTGAATCTAAACCAGAAATTAAAATGGAGCAAAATGGTGATAAATCTAATTCTGTTAGATTTATAATTGAATATAAAGATGAGAAAGGTAAAAAACAATCATTAGAAATTGGTTACATTGCTGCTCCTACAAGAACAAATAATAATAAAACATATAGTATATCTTCAACTAATACAGGTTTTAATTATTCTATTACAAATGAAGGTGAAGGGGTATTTACAGCTAATGTTGATGAATTTTTTAATGCACTAATTTTCGAATCAAGTGATGAAGCTGAGGAATTAAGACAAATATGTAGAAATTATGCTTTTAGAATTAGAGAAAGAATAAAATCAGGAATTTCACAATATAGATTTGTTGCTCTAGAAGAAGAAGAAGCAAAAAAATTACTAAATAATAAATTAATAAAGGAATTAAAAGAGAAAGGATTAATAACTGTTTCTAATAGAGATAATGTTAAAACTACTATACAAGGTAAAACTGTTAGTGGAGAAGTAAATGAAGCTAGTAGAATAATACAAATAATAACAGATGTATTATATAAAACTGATGAAGATTCTGCTGATACATGGAAAACTGATGACGCTGCTGCAGATTATATTTTAACAGCAAGTCCTGATGAAATTAAAACTAGTTATGAAAAATGGAAATATAGAATTTGGGATCAATATGATAGAAGTTATCAAGTTATAGAAAAATTTAATATAAATCAGAAACAAAATTTCTCTACAAATATGATAAACCAAGTTATATTACATGTAAATACCAGTGATGAATTAACTAATGTAAATGATGTTGTATCAAATAATCCTAAAAATAGATTAGTTTACATGGATGCAGATGGTTCTATAATAGATGAAAATGGTAATAGATTGGGTGTATCATCAAGAATTAATGAACTTGCAATTTTAATAGACACTGGAAGTTATGTTCAAGCAAATGGATATGAACCTTGTATGGTTTTTGTTAATAAGAAAAATAAGATAGGAACCGGAGGAAGACTATATGGTAAATTGAAAGAAGAATTAACTAATATTATAAAAAGTCAGTTTAGTGATGAAGATAAATCTCCTAACTTTGATGAAATAAAAAGAAAATTAAATTCTTTATTTGGAGTAAAAGGATTATTCAGTGGTTATCAAGTTATAGATTTTACAACTAATGGTTCAAGAATGATAGCTCTTGCAACTACAGGAGAAGATAGTACAAATATATTAACATTTTATGAAAATGCTAATAATAATGGCAGAACCGGTGTATCATATAATCCTTTTGGAACTAAATTTAATTTTATTCACAGTGCTGATAAAACACTTATAGCTGGAGGTTCAGAAATAAACGCTGTAGATTTAATAGTTTCATCAATTATGAATGGAGATATTTTAGGTCATACAATATCTACAGGTGTTTTATTTAATACTTCATTTGCTTTAGTTAAAAAGGATTCTGATAATGAATATATAGAAAGAAAAGATGGAAATATTTATATAATGGGTGAAAAATACAATAGTGCTTTAGATTTTGTTATGAAAGAAAAAGCATTTGCAACTCATGCTAAAAAGAACAAAGATGGAAGTTTAATATATGGAACTCCGGAATTTAAAACCTTATATCTAGATGTTGATAATGATAGCAAGACTAGAGAACAAGAAGCTATATCTGGAATAAATATAAAAATTCCAAAGCCTAATGAAAAAGTTAATACACTAGAATTTTTAAAGCAATTAGGATTTAGAGAAGATTATATTAAAGAGTTAATGGGTTATTCTAATGAAGATGGAAAAACTACATTGCCTCTAATTCCTGAAGAATTTATATTTAGTGGTGTTACAGATAGAGTTAAAAATAAAGAAAATCCATTACTTGGAGATTTTGAAGGTATATATGACCACAAAACTGGACAAATTAGAATATCTTCTTTAAGTGCTTTAGGAACTATATTTGGACAAAGTAGAAATGCTAGAAATAATCTTGTTCGAGTATTATTACATGAACAATTACATAAAGCATTATCTGCTAGAGGATTTGCCGGAAGACAAAGATTATTTTCTAAAAATGATTCTAGTGCAAAAGAAATTGTAGATGAATTATTGAAAATAGCTAAATTTGCATACGATAAAGTAAATGAGGATATAATAAATGGAAATAATGTAGGAGGATTAAATAAAGATGCTTTAACTAAGATAAAAAATTATCTTGAAAATGTTGTTAATAAAACTGGTGTATATAAAGACAAGGACGATTTCTATATTGCAGAGGAATTTATAGTTGAAAGTATGACAAGAACAGCATTACTTAAATATTTTAATAATACTGAATATGGAAATGTTACTATAGATAATATAGAAGATAGTAAGAAAACAATTTGGCAAAGAATATTTGATAATTTGTTAAAAATACTTAATAGATTAGGACTTAATATTGGTTCTATAAAAAATAATACTATCTTAGCAAGACAATATGAAATATTTGGAGAAACATTTAATAAAGAAGTACAAGAAGCAGAAATTCGAGGAAATGAAAAAGGCACAAAACAAAACAATTTTGAAAAAACTGGAAAAATTATAGAAGAAAAAGAAAAAGAATTAAATGAAACATTTGAAGGATTACAACAAGGTGAAAATGAAGAAGATTGGGAAAAAAATCATATTTATATATATGTAGACCCAAATGGAATTCACCACAAAATAGATATATCTGTAACAAGACTTACTAATGCTAAATCTGATGGTAGTAAAACAGAATATACTGGACCTGAAGTTGCTGGACCTATTGGAACAGAACTTGATGAATATTTCAGATTATATTTTGATGCTAACGCTATTGATCCAGATAATGTAGTTACAGAATTTGAGAATAATGGAAGTTTGAAATATTTAGATAAACTTACTGATGCACAAAGAGAGGCATATAATGAAATAACAGAAAATATAAGACAACAAATATTAGATAAATTTAATTTAAGAGGAAAAAGATTTAAAATTATAACAGGACAAACTATTGTTGCTGGAACAGTAGATATAAATGATAAAGGCTCTTTAAATGGAAAAAGACTTGTTGCTGGAACAATGGATATGATTATATTAACTGAAGATGGTTATTATATATTAGACTTTAAAACTAGTAGAAACTTTGATGGTTCTAAACAATCTATTCAAGAATTTCCAAATACGCATCCTCAATATGGAAAACAAGTTGATTTATATAATAAATTTATTGATGCTAATACAGATAAATTAGGAAAATGTTTAGGAAAAGCTTTAATAGTTGTAGGAGTTAAATATGGAGATAATTTAAAATATAATAAAGATACTAGAAGAATTGAATCCGAAGAAGATATACCATTTACATTAACTGGTGGATATGCTGTTATAGATGTTAGTGATGAGAAATATGGAGTAAATTATGAAATTACTAATTTTGTTGATACATTGATTGATGATAAAGGTATAGATTTTAATGATGAAGAGGAAAATAACGATAATGCCGATAAGGAAAACAAAACAGATAATACCGATAATACAAACACTGGAGAAAATTTAAATTCCCCCGTAGAGGGAGAAAATGAAAAAGCTGGTGAATTTATTGTTTTTACTGAAGATGGTGAAGAAATAGATGAAGATTTCGAAATGGAAGATGATTTTGAAGATATTTCAGAATCTAAATTTATAGATTTAGATGAAGTGAATACTAGTGAAGAAGTTCAAAGTATTTTTTATGATTATTCTAATGAAGTAGTTATAAGTAATGTTGAACAATTTTCTAGTGAAAATGAGTTTTTAAAGTCAGTAGATGTAGAACAAAGGCAAGAATTAGCCTCCCTTATGGCTCGTGGCTTCGTTAAATTTGTCTGCTGATAAATTATATGTTTTTGGTGCAAAGGGGCTGTAATCTAAAAAATTACAATCCCTTGCACTTTTATAAAATCAATTCTTATTATACTGTTTAATCTTATAATGTATGAGTTGTAAAAAGTATTCTATCTCTATTCCTGGAGATATAGATGGCAAATTGGCTAAAGCCATATCAGATATTAGCCAAAGTTTAGGATTTAAGTATAAAACTATAGAAACTGCTCTTTCTATTATTGCTGCTAAAAAATATGAAAGAGAAGATTTACAGAAAGCTTTAGATGAGAAAGGTATTAATAAAATAAAGAAAGAATTAATCAATGAATACATAGCTCAAAATCCTACCGGAACAAATTCTATAGTTAGAATTTATGATGAAGATAATTTAAGAGGATTTACAAGTGGTGTAGCTAAAGCTACAGCTATTAATTATGTTGCTTCTAATATTATATTAGAGTTACAGAAAAATATAAATTCTCCTGAATCGGAACAAGAAACTAATGATAAAATTATAGAGAAGATTGTTAATGATTTAAGAAAACAATTATTTTTAAAGATTGATGAAATAATTAATGACCCATCTTATAAAGAAAAAAATAAAGATTTAACTCAAAGACTAATAGATGCGTATGTTAATAATTCTAGGAAATTAACAGAATCCATAGCTAATTATAATTCTATAAATAAAAGACTAAGAGCAATATCTTCAGCAATAAAAAAAGGTGAAGATAAATCTAAATTTAAAGATGAAGTAAAAGAGTTAAATCGAGAGAAAGCAAGATTAACTGAAGATATTGCAGTTTTAAGAGGATATAAATATATAGATGCTATAAATATTGTTAATGCTTTAAATAGAGAAGACTCATCTAATTTTAGAATTAGAGATTTTGCAAACTTAGTTAGTTTAGCTAGTGTTAATAGCAGAGATTTCTTTAAAGAAGTTGCTATTAATCAAGCATTAACTAATATAAGTAAGTCATTTATTGATTCTCTTAATAATTCTCAAGTTCATTATCTTGACGATGATGTACAATCATTTAATTCTGAAGATGCTATAATTATATTAGGTGCTAATGATGAAACTGATGAATATAGTAAATCTTGGAATGAAAATGTTTTCAAAAGTTATACTCAATATATAGATACAGCTATTAAATTTGAGTTATCTACAATTCCTAGATTGACTCAATTTTATGATGATATGACTGCTACAATAAATAATGAAGAAAATAAATTGCCTTATGATACAGATAATCCTTTAGGAGTAAGAACATTTTATAATTATAAATTTGTAGTTCAACAATTAGTAAGACTTGGCAATTTTAATAGTCCTGATGATTTTATTGAAAGTATAGCAAAAATGGCAAGTAGAATAAAAGAATTAAATGGATTTAGTGTATTATATAATAAAATGTTATTTGATAGAGCTTTAGCTAATAGAATATTTGTAGCATTATCACAGCCAATAATTGACAAAACTATTATTGATGTTGCAGATGGTCAATTAGATGTTAGTAATCCGTTAGCAACTGCAGATGTTGCAACATATTTTAAATATAGAAATGTATTTAAATCTACATTTTATGATGCTTATGATGTATTAGATGTAACAGGAATTGAAAATTTAATTAAGAAAATAAAAAGTAAAAATTTAAATATAGGAGCAAAGATTAGAGAGTTTAATAAAAATAAAAATTTAATAATTTCTATATTAAAGAAATATTTACCAACAGTAGATAGTGATGTATTATTTAATTATATAAATGAGGATAGTCTTGAACAACAACAATTTAGAAGAATAAATGAAGTATTATCAATAGTTAATAATTTAGTAGATGCAGCTTCAAAAGCACTAAATGAATTTAATAGAATAAATAAACAAAATAGAGATATATCTTTTTCAAATGCTTTTATTAGACAAAGTGGAGGAATTATAGATGGTGTTGCAGTTAAAGAACAAGAATATAAAAAATTTGATTTTTCTTCCTTAAATATTAGAGCACTTGATGCTTCATTAATAACATTATCAAAAATAATAAATAGATATTCTGCTATAAGTATAGAATTAAATAGTAGTAATGCAGAAGGAAATATGTCAACTAATATGATGAAAAATTCATATTTTGGCAGATTCTTTCAAAAACTAAAAATGGAAGAAGAAATACAAGATGATACAGGTCAAATTGTTACAATTAGATCAGGATTAGAATCAATTAAAAATGAAGTAACAAAGGGTGAAAGTAATGGTGCTTCAAATCAGTATGCGTATAATCCTATTTATTTTGGAATAAGGAATGCTAAAGGTTCTACTATTGTTCCAGGGTTATTTAGTAGAGATGGACAAAATGTTGTAACTACAAGAAATGCTCATAATATATTACAAAGTTCTTTATTTGATGGAGTACGAGATTTAGGAACTGTTAGAAGCGCTCTATATAATACTATGAGTAGAAGTGATTATTTTTTGACGCAATTCTTATCATTTCTACATCCTGCTAGAAGAGTTATGAATGGAACATTTTCTGACACTCTAGAAGGTCATCCTAGAGCTGAATATTTTATGAGAACTCCATCAGATGCTCCTAAGAATTTTACAGTACAATATTTTAGATTAAATGATGTTGAACTTAGAGCAAGTTTTACTCAACATTTAACTCAAGAATTATGTGATTTTATAACACAATTAAATAATGTACTGAACGCAAATGATGATTTTTCTGTTAGAGAAGATACCACAGGATTAATAGATAGAGCACATCACGACAGAGGTAAAATAATTAAAGATGGTAGATTAGCTGGTAATCTTTTTAAGTTTAATAAATTGTTTAAAGTAGGTTCTTTAGATGTAAATGAGAGAATGGTTAGCAGTCTTTCCCTCTACGGGGAGGGTAAAGATAGCCTTATTAAATATGACAGCGTTAGTGGTAAATATCGTCTTAATATGAATCAACTTGGTAAACTATTTACAATAGAAGATGGTAAAATTAAATTTATATTAACTAAAGAAACAAAGAAAATTATAGGCGGTATTGCTGGGCAATGGCAAAGTGAGTTTACTAAATATGTTATAAATAATTCTCAAGAATTTAAAGATATAATTGGAAAAACTGTATATGAATATAATGAAAATGATTTAGTATCATTCTTTTTGAATAGTGCAAATATGAATATGAATTTTGATATGCTTTTTGAAGGTGATACTAAATTTTATAGAAATGCAAGAGATTTTCTTAAAAGAACAAAGGAAGGTCAAGCTGGTGGTTTAAATTATACAGGATATAATTTATCTGATGAAAGTTTTGATGATGTTCATGATATTTTAGATGCAGAAGGATTATTTATACCAATTATGATAAAAAAGGATGGTAAATTACAAGAAAGTGGGATGAATGCTAGAAATGGATTTAGAGCTATAACTATTACAAATAAAATTAATTTTGCTAAAAGTAGACACAGATTACTTAATGAGCTAAAACAAATTCATATTAATGAAGGAATGAGTGAAATAGAAGCTACAACTGCTGCTTCTAAAGAAACAATCGCTTATTTTGAACAAGGAAAATTTGATGATGCTCAATCTTATATAACATTTGAAGAATGGATTAGACGAAGATTTGCTGATGGAACAATAGGAGATTATCAAGATATAATACAGCAAATATATGAAGTAAGAAGTGGTAAAAGAACAAGACAAGAAATAGATTTATCATCAATTATAAAAAGAATTCAAGTAGATAAAAACTTTTATTTTGACCATTATTATGATACAGAAACACAGACTTATTATCCTAGACAAATTAAAAATGCTGAGTTTGTAATTATACCAGAACTATTATCAGATGAAGGAATAAAAGATGAATCAAATGATTTAATTAGGCTTTATAATATTTGTGTTAGAAATGATATAGGTCAAATTAATACATCTGAAACAAGTAAAGCTGCAAAAAAGAATGTATTAACTTTTTGGGATAATAATGGTGTTGTTAATAAAAACTTTGAAGAAGATATAAAGAATTTATCTGCTATAGAAAACTTTTATTATCAATATCTATGGAAGCAACAAGAGGTTCCTGAACACATGAAAGATAAGACAAATAAGGCAGGTGTTCAGATTATGAAAAAAGTTCTTGATAATTTATCTAATGATGAAACTAGAAGTATTGCTGAAGATTTTATGAGGAACTATGTTGCTAATATAAAACAAGACTTTGAATATTTGTTAGATAATTGTGGTTGGAAATTTGATGAAAAAACTGGTCATATTGTAAATAAAGATGGTAGTGAAGATTTAGATTTTACAGTGTTTTATGAAAAAGCACTAAGAGAAGCAGCAAGATTAAGTATGGATAGTAATTTTATAGAATATTTTATACCAGACCCTGACACTGGAAAACCAAAAATGCCTAATTATATGAATAATACTGGTAGTAAGATTGAAAGTATTGTTCAAGCTATTTTTAATTCTACAATTACTAGACAAACATTACCTGGATGGCATGCTGCTCAAATTACAGACGTTGGTTATAGTGGAGAATTAAAATATCATCCTGCAGTATACAAAAAAGATGGTGAAACTTTATCTGAAGAAGAATATAATAAATTAGATGATAAAACTGGATGGAATATGGAAGTTGAAGCATATATGGAAGTGTATCTTCCTAGATGGTCTTCTTTAATTCCAAAAGGTAAAACTTCTGAAGAAGATAAACAAATATTAGACCAAATAGCTAAAGAAGGACTTGATATACATATTGGTTATCGTATTCCTACTGAGGGTAAACAATCAGTATCTGTACTTAAAGTTGTAGGATTTGTTGATGATGGTTATGGTAGTACTATTGTAGTTCCAGATGAATGGGTTATTCAGTCTGGTGCAGACTTTGATGTTGATAGTATTTATGGTATATGCTATGAAATGTATAGAGATAAATATGATATGCTACATAAAATAGAATTTATAAATCCTTGGGCTGAAGATGTTTCGGATGAAGAAAGAGAGAATATTATACAAAAAATGTATGCTGACTATATAAATGAAAGACTAGTAAAACGTCAAAATTTTGTAGCATTAGATGATATAGATAGAGAGGAAATTAAAGAATCATTAAAATCAAATGAAAAATTAAAAGAACTTAGAAAAGCTAAAAATCAATTTAGATTTTTAGATGCAAAACTTAGTGAAAAATATAATAATTTATCTAAGGATGCAAAAGAAAGAGTAGATGTAGCAACAAAATATATTGAATCAAAAACTTCCAATGGTAATTATAGTGCTGCTGATATAACTAGATTAAGATCTAGAAATATAATTGCTGGTCTTACTCAATTATTAAATTCTGTAACAGATGAAACACAAAAAGAAAAAATAGAATCCTATATAGAAACACAAAAACAATTATTAGAACAAGTAAATACATTGGAAACTTTAGATAAGAATAATATAAATTATGAAGCTATTAGAAATAAACTATATGAAGACGTTGTAAAAGAAAACTGGGATAATTATTTTGCTGCAATGCAATCTATTGCAAAAGAAAACGGGATTATAACCTATGAAGAATTTAAAGAACTCCCCGTGGAGGAAATGAATACAAAACAAGCTAGAAATAATAAAATTTTAGATTCTATTGTTGCAATTATGAATAATCCTAGTAGTAGAACTGAAAATTATGCTACTTCTAACTTTAGAGATATTACTGAAGCTAAGATTGTATTAGAAAAAATATTAGGTGTTGATTTCACAAATAGTAGCCCTTATGACCCATTTATCCAATTAAGATTTATGGATGATGTTATGAGTGGTGCTAGACTTAAGGCTATATCTGTGAATTATGATACTTTTGCATCTGTTGCAAATTATACAAAGGCGTTGCTTGGTTCTGAAACTGTTGATATATCATATGATTTAACAAGAGAAAAGGATGGAAAGAAAGTTTATAATTTAGAGTCAATACAAAAAGCATATAATAGAGAAGGTGAAATTGAAGTTATAAGAGATAAAAATAATGTTCCAGTAAAAGTAATAGTACATCATTCTAGAATAGGATGGAGTGAAACAAATAAAAATGTTACAGATTCTATTATAACAGTATATAATTCAGAAACTACAGCTCATACTCTTGATGCAGTGAAAGAAGGCTCTATTTATAATTTAAATGAAGAAACTTTTGGTGCATATAAGTTGCTTCCTATGATTGGAGCCGATTATGATACTGCAATTGCATTTATAATGCAACCTGCTATAACTGAACTTAACAAAATAAATGTCGGTAAAAAATCTCCATATTTTACAGAATCTGGAAAACCTATTTTTACGGCAATAAAACAATTATATAGTAGATATTATAAAACTAAAAAATATGTAAGTTGGAAAGAAATAGAAAAAACAATAAAAAATGATACTGAATTAGCTAAGTGTTTTGAGCAAATTAATTTCTCACTTACAGAAGGAAGAAGTATATTAAGTGGAAAATCAATATTAGATTATAATGTATTAGTTAGCAGATTAAAGAAAGAGAAAGAATTAAACAATAAAAGTGATGCTGAATATACTACAATGGATTTTGCTATTGACTTAATGACTCTTATAGAATTTAATAGACTTAGTGAAATATCAAATAATATAAACCAAATTATGAACGATGTTAAATCAGATAAATTTGGTGCAAAACAAACTGTAAATGAAACAAGAAAACTATATAAAGATATTATAGAACATAGTTATCCAAGAGATTCAATAGAAGCAAGAATAGCAAATACTGTTGTGGTTGAAGTTAAAGACCAAACTATTCCATTAGTACAAGCTGTGTATCCAAGAGATGTAGAAAATTCTGGTAAAGTTGTAATAGATAGAAGTAAATATATGTTTTTGGCTGCATTTCTTAACTATTCTACAGAAGCAGCCATTGAAACAAATAGTCAATTTTTTGAATTAGAAAGTTCTAAATATGATGATATAAGAACTAGATTAGAAGAAAGAATTGGTAGAAAACTAACAGCTGAACAATATAAAGATTATACTAAATATATAGTTAATTATTTTTATAATTCAATTCCACAAATTACAAATCCTATAACTGTTGATGACTTTGGAAATATTCAGTTTGCAGAATATGATATAGATGAAAATGAAAGTGTATTTAGTAAAGAAATGAATAGAATAGTAGGTTATACAACAACTAGTACAAATTTATTTGTACAGGATATTAATAATCCTACAAGAGAAGAAATAGATAAATTTAGAGAATTAACTCCTGCTCAAAAAGTTATATTTATTCAAACTAATTTTAAAAGAAATGGTGGATTAGTATTTGATAATATAGAAGCTAGTGTTCAAAGAGAAACAATTAATAAATTATTTGGATATAGTGGACAATCTATAAGATTTAATTCTAGTATAGAATTTCTAGAAGATTTATTTATACAATTTAATAGTGCATTTTATAATTCAAATCCTTTAATAAAACTTGCTGCTATAGATTTAGTTAAATATGCAATAGTTGTTGATGGTATGATGTTTAAAAAAGGTGGTATTTCTAGAATTATAACTAATAAGTCTTTATTAGGAGAAGATTCTACTTCTTTAGATATTGTTCCTCAATTACGAGCAAAAGTTGCAAATTCAACATCTAGTGAATTATTAAATGGAGAATTTCTTAATTTATATCTTAGGAGTCATTCAGAAGTATTACCCGCATATAATCTTGGATATATTAGAACTGTAAAACCTCAGCCTTATCAAAAAGCATTTATAAAATCAACTAACCATACTACTTTTGGTTTAAGACATATAATGCCTGGTTCAAATAATAATACTAAAGATACTGAAAATACTGAATTATTGAATAGATTAGAGTTAACAATAGGTGAAGGCGAAAATATACAAAAATTAGATGGAAGATATATAAAAATAGTATGGACTGATAAGATAAATGATAAAAGAACTCAAGTTACTACAATATTTAAAGTTAGAGTAGCAGCTGATAATTCAATATTTTTAATTCCTCAACCAAAACTAGAAAGAGGAGAAACTACACAATATAGTTATAATAAATCAAATAATAGAGGATTTAGAGTAAGGGAATTTTATGATTCATTTATTGATATATACAATACAATGGTTTCTAAAAAAGGAACAATACTTGATGTAAATGACTTAGATGAATTTAAATCTAAGTTAAAAGAAGAAGGTAGAAAAGAAGAAACCAAAATACCAGAAAATACTTTATATACTGAATATGATGCAACTAGTAATCCAAATACATTAATGGAAGTATTAGAAAGTAAAGATAAGGAAAAACAATTAGTAAAAGGTGGTATACAACTTTTAATAGATGATATTTTTAATGAAAAATTTGGAGTTATTGGTGAAGAAAACTCTACAAGTAAGATGTTTACATTTAATATGAATCCTTATCTAAGAATGCTATTTCCTTATAATTCTAAAGTTAAGCAAGTTATTAGAAAAGAAATAAATGGTGAAATGCAAGAAATAGAAGTTACTATTGTTAGAGGAATGAGACCATCTAAATTAACTAGTAAAAATGAACATCAGAGAAAAATTTATGATTCTAGAGTTGGCTCTAAAGGTATATCTACTATTACAAATGAAGATGGAACTAAATCTAAAAATACTGTTTCAGCAGGTGATTGTTATATGATAGAAAAAGATAATACTCCTACTGAAGATGAAACATATAATGCTTCTTTATATATAGATTTAGATGAATATACTACTGTGGGAGAATTAGATTCTGAATTTAATAAGCAAACAGCGACTATAGTTAACGTATTACATTGGTTAGCATTAGGCAATGATGAAACTGCTTCTGAATTTGATAGACTAATGGATATAAATTATGTAAATTCTAGATTAACTGAAAGTTTGGAAGAGAATACTAAAGTTATTTACCGAGAAGCATCTATTTATTTTAGAAAAGTTAGTAATAAACTATTACATGATATGAATAATTTTGAATTAGCAAATGGTAATGTATATTCAATAGATGATGAACAATTATATAAAGAACTTCAACCAAATAGTGAAGATTATCATAGATTAGTTAAGTTATTATTGGATGCAAGAACTTTTGGTCATTTTATTGTAAATGCAAAATTTAGCAAAGATCCTACGATAAATAAATATATAGAAGATATAAATAAATTTGTTTCTAATGTTAAAAATTCTGATTTAACATTGAAAGGTTTTGAAAATATGTTTAATATATATTATGCTAGATTTAGTAGTAACCCTAATATTGCTCAAGGTATTTTAAAATTAAGGGATGTATTTGGAGATGTTAGTAAATTAGATATGCTAGTTGCAGATATTTCAGATGTTACTCACCCAGAAATTCAAGTCATAACTAAAATAATTAATGCTATGAATTCAGAAATACAGGGTGTTGTAATTCCTGAAGAAATTGAAAAATTTGAACAAGAACTAGCAGAGTTAATGAAACTTCCTGGAGAATTTAGAATAGATAATATAATAACTTCTGATGGAAGATGGAGAACAAATTATACAGATGAATTTTTAAGAGATAAAGAAAAAGTTATAGATAGAGCTAGAGATGCTGTACATAAATATGGAATGTATTCTATGGAATGGTTAGATGCTAGGATTGCTAGAGATGAATGGCTATTAGAAAATACAGAACAACCTATATTAGAAGATTATTATAGAAGGTCTTTAAATAATCTTAAAAGAATTAGATTAATTGCTCCAGAATTATATTTGGAATATATGAAAATTCAATCTAGATTATATGAAGATGTTTATGATGAATCATTAAGTGAAGAAGAAAGAATAAAACTTAGAGTACATTTAAGAGAACAATTAAATAGTCTATTATCTAAAACAGATGAAGATGGTGAAGAAAAATCTTCTCAAGAATTAAGAAAAGTTGAAGCATTAAAAGATTTTCTTGCAGCTAGAAAAAATATAAATGCTGAATATTTTACTTATGAGGAATATGAAGGTTTTCAAGATGATGTTGATAACTATTTAGCTATTAGAGATAGATATGATAAAAAATATGCTACATTAACATTAAATGAAAAATTAGACCAATTTGAAGAATATAGAGAAGCATATTATTGGTTAAAAGAAAATGTAAGGTTCCAATTAAGTGATGAAAATCGAGATAAATTAGAGAAAGCTTACTTTATTATAACTGGTGCTTCAGGTGGTACTTCTCAAGATATAATTGAAATACTTAATGATGAAAATGCATATGATGAATTTGGTAGAAGAGACCCAAGAAAACTTAGCGATAGTGCATTAGAAAAAATAAAACAAAAACAATTAAGTAGAATTAAAAAGATTGGAGGAACATCACATAATAGTTTAATAAAAGAAGTTCCTAAAGATATTCCATTACTTAATGCTAAAGCAAAAAGAGAATTAGAAAGAGTAAGAGCTAGAGAAAGTGGAAAACCTAGAGATAATTCTAAGAAAGATGAATATATAAAGAAAATTAATGCTATAATTGAACCATTCTTTGATAAGGATAATAATACTTTAGATACAGTAAGAATGTTTAAAACATTAAGTAAAGAAGAGAGAAACAGATTAAATACTATGTATATAGATTTATTTGATATACCTGTTCAAGATGGTAAAATTAATAGACAATATTATAAATTATTATTTGAAGAATATGTTACTAAAGCTTATAATAATGCTGCTTTTAAAAGAGAACAAGCAAAAGCTAGAAGAGAATTAAGTGAAGATGAATATAAGGAATGGTTAAAAATGTTTGCTGATGCTAAAATTGGTAGAAAGAATGGTAAAGTTATATCTTTATATACTCCAAAATTTCAATTTTTTGGGTATTATGTACCAACTAAAGAAGAATATGAAGATAAAGAAAAGGCAAAAGCACTAGCAACAATAAATGATATGGTAGAAAGAGTGCCAAGTGAATATTATCTTGATGCAGAAAAACAAGCTATTGCTGATGGTACATATGATGAATGGTATGAAAAGAACCATATATTCAATCAATATACTCAAAGATGGGAACCATTAAGTATATGGACTGTACCACAATATAAAGGTTCTGCAAAAGATTCTATTCAAAGATTGCCAAGATATGAAGCTGCAAGTAGAGCTGCTGTAAAAGAAAAGCAAAATGAAAAATTTAGTAAATTTGGAGATAATTTTAAAGATGCTGGCAATCCTATATATACTTCAACTACAAGAATGACTGAAAAAGAAAGAAGAATACAAGAGTATTTAAAGTCTATAGTCATGAAATATGCTAGTGGTAATTATCAAATGGAAAAATTTGCTGCAAAAGGATATTTACCTAGAAGATATAAGAAAGAATATACAGCTGCTAATTTTGCTAGAGATTTATTAAATATTGCAGGTTTAGCATATTATAGTACTAGAAATGTTAAAGACCATGAAGGAATATTAGATTATACTAAGCAATGGACTGATAATTTTGAGATGATGGAAACTCTCAAAACAAAAGGTTTTAAACCTATGCCTGATTATCCAAAACGTGAAGGAAAAACAAAAGAAGAATATCAAGAAGAACTTAGAAAATATAGAGAAGAAAGTAGAAAAATTGAAGCACATAATAGAGAATTAGAAAAAGCAGTTCTTGATAGGGATTGGATTAATGTAATCAAAGATTATATTGCCGGAGCTATAGAATATAATAATAGACACACAATGGCTAATACTATATTTCTATTAATGGAAGAATTAAAGATTAATAAGCATTATCTTATAAATTCTAAAGGCAAAATGGAAAGAGATTCAATTAGAAGTATAGATACTAATGAATATAAAACTGAAGAAAGTAAGAATGCTATGGAAATTTTAGAGAATTGGGCAAGAAGAATTATATATAAAGATTATAATAGACATAATGTATGGAGAGATATATTTGATAGTTTTAGAACAAATGCTAGTAGTAGATACATTGCATTAAATCCTTATTCTGGTTTTGCAAATATAGCAACTGGTTATGTTAATATGACAATGGAATTTTTTGGAAATGAATATTTTACAAAAGCAGATGCTATAAAAGCACAAGCAGAATATGCTAAAGGTGGTTTTAGTTATCTTCAAGATGTTTTGAATTTTAGCGGTGAAGAGAGAAAGAATATTACCAATAGAATTAACTTAATAATTCATAGATTTAATATAATTGACTATGACTTAAAACTTGAAACTAGGCCTAATGATAAAATGCACAATGGTATGAAACATCTTAGAAATATTATGTTTGGTACTCAAAGTGCTGGTGAGCATTTAATGCAAAATACTGTGTTAATAGCTATGCTTAATGGTACAAAAATAATGAGGAATAAATTAAATGGTAATGAAGAATTAGTTAGTAAAGAACAATATAAGAGATATAATGAAATAGTTGCATTATATAATATTCTTCAAGGTGACCAAAAACTATTAGATGCTTTTGAACAATATAAAAGAAAGAAACTTGGAGATAAAAGAGAAATGTACAAGTATGCTAAATTTAAATATAATTTTAGTATTGATTTTATAAAAGAAGTTTACTATGGTTCAATTACTGGAACTAAAGATAAAAAGATTTTAGATAAGTATTTAAAAGAAAAAGAAAGATTAGATAAAGAAGCTGATGAAGAATTTAATGATTCAAGAAATAAGACATTGAATCAAATGATAAAAGTAGTTAATGGAAAACTTGTATTTGATGAAAAGTTTAAAAAGTATTATGGAGAATTTAGAGAAAGAGTAATTGGTGTTAATAAGAAAATTCATGGTGTATATGATAAAGATGGTGCAGCATTAATAGAGAAATATGCTTTTGGCGCAAATATTATGCAATTCCATAAACATCTATGGACTGGTTTTATGAAACATTATAAAAATAAAGGTAATTTTAGTGAACGTAGAGGAACAGTTGATAGAGGTATGTTTACAGATATAGCTCATTTACTTGTTCAATCAATGTCAATCATAAATAATTATAATAATGCTAGAAAAGATGGAACAAATCCTGCTCTTGCAGCATTCCAAGCTATTGTTAAATCAACTATAGGATTAATACCTGAGTTATATATTAACTATCGTTTTCTTCCTAGACATCAGAAGCAAAATATGAAAAAGATTATGGGAGAATTAATTGGTATGACTGTTCCAATTGTTGTTCAAGCTATGATATTTTCTGCTTTTGGTGGAGATGATGATGAATTAAGAGATAATAATTTAGCAAGTAGTATTATATATGCTATGGATAGATTAATGTCTGAAACCATTGCTTATAATGGATATGGTACAGTTCAAGAAGCTAAAACACTTTGGGGTTCTCCAGTTGCAAGTGGTTCAGCAGCATTGGATTGGATATATCTACTATATTATGGAACTGAAACTTTAATGGGAGAAGATTTAACAATTCATAGTGGTCCAAATGCTGGTGATAATAGACTTAATGTTGTCGCTAAAAGATTATTTGCTCCTACTAGAGTTATAAATAGAATTAAAAATATAGGAAAAAATAATAGATATTATAGAGTTGGTAATAAAGGAATATCTACAAAAATAGCTAAAGCTCTTGCCGGATATGAAAATGATTATGATTCTGGAGTTCAATATGATTATCTAAATAGAGATTTTAATTATACTTTTGATGCAAGTCAAAATGATTTCAACTCAAGTTTAAACTCTTGGTAGTAGAAAAAAAATGCCCCACAACCGCCATAATTGGCAGCTGTGGGGCTTTCTTATTAAATCTGATGAACTATATTACTATGAAGATTAAATCACTGAAACACCAAAAAACTTAATAGTTTATAAATTATTTTTCACTAGTTTTCTTAGTCTTTCTAGGTTTTGGTTTAGTATTTTCAATTATTTCATCTAATTTAGGATATCCGTTTCTACATAGAGGAACAATTACTTCAAGAGTATCTTGAACAGTGTCAATTTTATCATCTAATTTCTCAATTTTATTTTCTATATTCTTAGAATTAATTTCACAAGAATGTACAGAATTATCTACAGTAACAAAATTATCAGCAGTTACTTCAGCAAAACTACCTATTAATTGTATAAGATTCTTAATACCATTAAGTAATACAAAACCTAAAACAATAGTTATGACTAATAAAACTAAAATAGAAATAAGTAAAACTTTCATTGTTGCAACATTGAAAAATTGTTAGTAAAATAGTGTAAGTAGCAATGATTCCCTCTACGGGCAGATTATAATAAGCTGATTTCGCAAAATTAGCACAAGTACAAAACCAATTAACACTAATTTTAATTATTACAGTTTGACTAATATAATCATCAATGTTAACGCAAGCGTAACACCAATGTTGCTTACTACTCACTGCCCGTAAAGGGAGAATTGCTACTCAATGAATACCTTTATATCTTGTCCGCAATCATTACATTCAACTTGAAGTCCATAACCAAGTTCAAGAGTCATTTCTTCTTCCATAGAAAGATTCATTATATGTTTCTTTTCACAAGTAGGACATTCAAATTGATAACAATTATTCAAGATATTATAAGTGGCAATTACTTTTTTAGGCATCACATATATACAAGGATAATTTCATCTATATTTTCACTCTTATCAATATTTACTTTTTCTATGCCACTTCTAAAGATTAAATAATATAAATACATTGCCATAATATGAAGCTGCTTTATATAAAATTCTCTACTCATATTTGGGGTAAAATTAAGTTTATCCCAATTTCCAACAATCGACGCAAGTTTAATAAATCTAGTTTCTAGTTGATAATATTCAGCTTTAAATCTGTCTACATAATCATCAGACAGCATCAAATCAACAGTATCTTTTAGTTCTTTCATAATTTCTTATGATTTACAACATTTTTCGTTTTCAAATTCTTTATTACAAAAGAAATACTTTGTTATAGGAATCATATAACAAAATTCACAATAACATCTTTTTATAGGACAAAATATATCTTCATCTAGCATTATAAAATTCTCTAAAAATGATTCTAAACTCCTTACAAATCTTTCTTTAGATTCTACTTGATAATATAGTACTGCATAATACCATTCACCAGTATCAGGATGTTTAGATTTTAGAACATCTCTAATGAAATATGTATGTCCTTTTTCAACATGAGTAAATTTAGCACAGCCAATGAAGCCTTTAAGCTCCTGTACTGCCATGCCCACCTGTTCCTCGCTCAGTTTCGGAAAGCTCATCTGTTTCAACTAGATTAATTTGTGGATAAGGCATAATAATTAATTGAGCAATTCTATCACCAACTTTATATGGAGTTGGAGTTTCATCAGTAATCGGATCACCATTGAAATCTCTTTGCTTAAAGGTTACCATAATTTCTCCTCTATATCCAGAATCAATAATGCCAACATGATTAGTCATATAAGCACTAGTTTTTCTATTGGAACTTCTAGGAAATAATAAACCAACATAACCTTCAGGAATTTCAATCGCAATACCAGTTCCATAAATATGATTATCTAATTCTTCATCATATTTATAATTCACAGCAACTAAATCCATTCCAGCATCACCTGGCTTGGCATACTTTGGAGTAACTGCTCCATCAACAAGTTTTTTGAACTTTACATCCATAATTAAACTTCAAGTAAATAATCACTAAATGCTTTAATTTTGTTAGCTTTATCTCCAAACAGAAGAGAATCAAATCTCTTTTGTCCTTCGACATTGTCTACATTTGAATAATAACCTGTAACAGCATTATACACTCCCCATGCTGTACCGACTATTTCCTTCTGAGCAATACCATTATAATAATAATCATTTAGATTACTAATAGTATTAACTTTCTTCATAGATATTCCGCTATCGTTAATAGCTCTATAATTTCTATTAACAATTTCAAACTTGGTATGACCTGTATCAGCAAGTTGTTGAACCTCAGCGTCAGTTAAAATTAAATCACAAAATGCTTCTTGTGCTTTAGCATCACTCATTTCCTTTTTACCAAGTAAATCATAAACTAACTGTAAATTCTTAATCTTAGTATTACAAATACCAAGAATTTCATGAGCTAAATCTATATTTTTATGAACACTCTTAGTATGTCTATAACTAATATAACTATCAGCATTTTTAACAGCAGCATTTAAACAATTTTGACAAAAGATTCTAATTGGGGTAAGCATAATCTTTACACCAGTACTTCCGTCATGACTAGTTACAAATACTAAATAATTATCTACCGGATCTCCATTTATTGTAATTGTATTAGGTAACTTAGCACTAACAAATACTCTACTACCACCATCACAACATCCAGCAGTTTGCCAAATTGCTTCATTCTTACCAATAGCATCATTAAAGAATTTAAAAGCATCTCTATTCTGCACAGGTTCATATCTACCTTTAACAATACCAAGTGGTTGCCCAGTATCGCTTCTATAAGTAGCATACATATTTTCTACAGGATTATATACTCCTGAATTGGCATATATACCACCAGGACATATAGTTTTTGCATTAGGAATCATAGCATATATTTCAGCTTTCCTAACATCCCAATTTAAACCAGCTTTTTCAATAACCTCTTCAGCAGTTTTGCAGTCGTCGACATTTTTAACTCCTCCAAAAACAAAAGGCATTCCTCTAGTTTCCATAATTTATTGTTCTGTGATTAATAATATAATGTTGGTTTTTTATTTCTTCATTAACTTCAAATTCAACAATATGAATTTGTTTTAATGTTTCTATATATTCATTTAGTATTTTAATATCACATACAAATATATAAGTATTTAAAATAGCATCATACAATGATGTAACTGGAATTATTATAGGATCAATATAATTATTCATTCTATCCATTTCTTCAAAATCATCAAAATCTCTATCATAATATAATTGAGAAGGTAAATATTTACCTGTTATATATCCTCCTCCAGATTTTACAAATATAGAAACATTTTCATTATTAAATCTAGATGGGATACTAGATTCTTTAAATTGTTTCTTTGTACCCCATCTAGAAACTTCAAGTGCCCTAGTTATTTTAATTCTAAAAGGACAATGATTTACACATTTCATTTCATTGTTAATGATACATTGTTATTTAATTCTGCAAATGTAACTTCTTTATCATTTAATATTTCTTTCATCTCAGTTTTACTAGTATTACATTCACAAGATGAATCAACATATATAGCATTATGTGCTATAAGTAATTGTCCACGTCTTAATAAATCAATTAATTTACTATCAAAAACAAGTTTACACTTTATACTAATTAAATCATTTGCAGTAATAGGAATAAATTCTTTATCAGCATTAAATGGATTAGCTTCAAATTCTGCTTTATAATTAGCGTTTAGCGCTTGTAAGAATCCTTCCATATCAAAATTATCTATATCAAATATACCTTCATCAAGTAATTCATCTACATACTGAATAGTTCTATCAATAATCTCTTGTTCTCTATATTCATCTAATGTAACAGATGTACTATTTCTAGTTCCTAATCTCATAGTAGGTAATTCAATATACTTACTACCAGATTTTGTTTCTTTACCAAACATTTGAACAGCATCAAGCATTACTTTTTTAAGTCGTTCAATTCGTTTGGTATAAACATCTCTTCTAGCCTTAATACGTTTCTCTTCTTCTTTGCAAGAGTTAATATCTAATTCAAATTGCCTTACTGCTTGAGCATACTTTTGAAGTTTATCAGAAAGTTCTTCTTCTTTAATTTCTAATACTTTCTCTTGCTCTTCAGTAATTTCTCCTTCTTGTTCTTCAATTGCTTGAAATAGTTCTAGAAGGTCAGAACTAATATCATAAATACTTGCCATAACTAATATAACTTAATACTTTACAGTATGATATACATATTCTTTGATTTTTCCACAATGAATACATCTACTGATAATAATCTTACCAATAACTTTATCAAACATAACTAAGTCTTCTTCTTTGATGACTTCATAGTTATGAAAACCTAAAATACACATTAATCTTTTCATCTTGCGTGATATAAATATGATGTTAATTTATTTAGATAAAATAAACTCCAGTCATTTTCAGGATTTGTTGTTTTCATATGTTCAATTCTATCTTTTATAAAACTAAGTAATACCTTTTCATTATGTTTATTATATTTCTTAATTAACACAGTTGAACAATGAACATTATCACAACTAAGACAATTTGTTATATCTCCAATACATTCAAGACAACCACCATCATCTTTTTTTATAACATAAAGATTCCCATATTTTGTATGTAAACATATTGGAATGTCGTTTGGAGTATTAATACCCATTTTATCTAGATGAAGTATTCCAAAATACTTTTTACCTATCTCGAAACTCATGACCTTCTTCTTTTAAAAGATTAACAATTTGTTCCATTATTTCAACACAATTTGGATGTGGTTTGCCAGTAGTACCATAATATCTTTTATCTATAATATCTCTCCATTCTTTAATTGAATAAGTATAAACAACATGAGTACAAGTATCTAAAGGTAATAATCCTCTAGCATCTTGTTTACTCATACCTTCCATTAAATTAATTTCATAATTATAAAATGAATTATTTACAGAATTAATGTATCTATTTTTAATACGTTTATCATATTTATTTGGCAAATCAAACCACCAAGGTCTACATATAGTTCCTTGGTCTACATATCTAGTACTTTCTTCTAATATATTATTAGGACTAACTCTATTAAGTTCTCTAGTTGTTGAAATTTGAGTTTGCAAATAAAAACTATATCTAAATATATATCTAAAAATAATTTCATTATTTTCAGCTTCTATAATATCTATGTTAAATTCTTCAATAATATTACTAAAAAATTCATTGTTTAATAGATACTGACAATTAATAGCAAGATATACATAACTTTCTATATATATATAATTAATAAGAATATTATTAGATATTATTGTTTCTATATAATCAGTAAGTTTACTAAGTGGAATTTTATAATATCTAGTACCATGTCTAAATATAGATAAGTGACCACCTTTAATACGAGCATCTAAAAATTTATCATTATCTACATCTCTTTCACTTCTATAACATACTTTAGCACATCTAACAATATGTGCTTTAATATCTTCGCCTTGTTTCCAAAGTTCGGCTTTAGGTTCGACTATAATCATAATACATCCTGTGTTATTTGAAGTACTTGATAAAATAGGTTTACAAGACTCTTGTTATTATATATAATAATATGTGGATTAATGTCTACAATTTCAGAATCATGAGAGTATTCATCTTCATCATCCTCATTTCTAATAACTTTAATTATTCTACCATCAAGTTCACATATTAAATCTGCTTCATTCTTATATCTAACATCAGAAACATAACAAACATTATGAACTTTAGTCAAATGCTTTATTGTATTTTCAGTAATATTAATCCATATATCTTCACCTAGAATTTTTCTACAAATATCTGTTCCAAAATATTGCATAAGTTCTCTTAATTTGAGAACAATATATTTACCTTTAACTTTAAGTTCACTATTAATAAAATCAGCAAACTCAAATAAATCGTATTCATCTTTACATATATAAAGGTAATTAAATTTTGGAATATCAGCCCAAGTAACAAATTTACCATTATGTGGACAAAAGTAAGTTAAATCCTTATGTATTCTGTCATCAAAATATGCTCTAGGTATTTTAAACATTCCTGCAAGAATATCTTTAAGAGGATCAGCAAAAGCAACTTTAACTAATGATAAACTCCCCGTAAGGGAAGAACTACGCTCTACCCATCCTTCATAACTAGCAATAGTACCAACAGTATTAATATAATGAATCATACTAATCACTGTATCTTTACCACTGCCTTTCTTTCCAGCAACTGCTACAATTTTAGTTTTCATATAGTTCTTTAATTTTTCTCATTGTTACTGTAATAAGAGAACCTTCTTCAAGTTCTATAGTAGTACCATCAATAAATTGTACAAATATTTGTCTATCTTTTCCTCTATAAACTCTTGCAATTAAGTTGACATTAATATAATGTGGTTCATCATAACCTTTAACATCAACTTGTATAAAAGGAAACATATTACTCATTTTATTAAATTTAATGCTATAAAGTTTTTTACTTCATCTTGTAAATTTAATACTTGAGAATTTATTTCAGTGATTATTCTATTAAGAACAACATTATGAATTTTATTCCCAGTATCACGAACTTCAAAACTGTTAATCCAACTTTGTAGAAATAATACTATTTCAGAGTACATAACACATTTATCTACTCTTGAATTATCAGTTTCTTCAATTCGTTCAAGAATATCACTTATATCAATCATATTCAATATCAATTATTTTCAGCAAATTTACAAAATATTTCGTAAAAACGTGAATTATTTTGACTTAAATACAGCCTTTCTGCGGGCGTTAAATGTGGAGTAATATAGTTACTCATTCCCCACATAAAACGCTCGTATAAGCAACGCTAGGCAGCAAATTTTAGATTATTTGCCACACATCACAAGAATCCAATGACTCGATATAATTAAGTTCAAAATTAGGTGTATCTTCTATTGTATTACTAACATATTCTTTTAATTCTTTAGTTAGTCTAATTTTATATCTACCAATATCATCTTTATAACATTTTTTACAACTATTATGAAATTTATCTTTTCCTAATAATATAAAATAATCATAATCACCATATTTATTACTTTGTTTAGCTTGTAAAAAATAATTATATTCTTTGTCATCAATTCTAAATACAAAAAAACCTCTCTTCTTATCGAAGAAAGGTTTGTTTTTATTAACAATTTTATCTATTATGTCATATTTAACTATTTCCATAGAGTTTAACTTCCTTTACATGAAATGGAACTTGATTAACTCCACTTCTTTCACCATAGCTAATATATAGCTTTTTACCTATATATTCATCTCTATGTTTAAGATAATAGGCTTGAGAATCTAGTGTTCCATTAATATGTACTTCAAATGTCTCATTATTAATATCATTTTTACATTTGAATAAAGGTATTTCATGTCTTATTCCTCCTTCTGGATAAATATCAACAATAGTAAACACACCATCAGTGGTTCTTTTATATTTAATCATAGAACCATTACGTTTACCAAATTGATATTCTTTATCAGGATGACGCATAATAAGACCTTCAAAGCCAATATCTATAAATTCATTTCTATAATTAAAAGCATCATCTTCTGAATAAATTAAAAACGTAGGAAGAACTACGAATCTATTAGTATTAGCAAGATGTTCTTCTTTAGATTTAATATCAATAAGAAAATTAGCAAATGAAGAACGAAGAATATAAGTTCTTCTATACTGTGGCGTATCTTCAGCAGCTAAATCATAACACCAATATTGAACATCTTTATTTCTAAAACTAGTAGGATCTTTTACATAATGATTAATTTGATTCACTGTACAATTAGGAATATATAATTCTCCATCTAAAGCTATATGTTGTTCCCACATATGTTTAAGAAGTTTATCATCTATAACTGAAAGAAGATATTGCTCTAAATTATTTAAACTAGTCCAAATAGTTCCTTCTCTAGATTGAAATATAAGTTTGTATTTATTAAATAAATCATTTTCATTAATTTCTACTTTAATAAAACATCTCAATCCATTTATTTTCCATTGACCAATATAACTAGCAACATTCTTAAATAGTTTATTTCTAGTATTATCAAATACTTTTGCTAGCATAGGTAATAGATTACCTTCACTATTAGTTCTATCTATAGGAAGATATGTATTGAGATAATTCAGTAACTCTCCCTCTACGGGCAGATTAACATTATCTTTAATTTCATAAAGATATTTATATCCGGCTTTTCGTTTAGCATTAACTCTAGATTTAATCTCAGCATCTAAACTTCTGGGAGTAACTATTACTTCTTTAATTAACTTTTTTCCAACTATACCATGATATATATCTAGACTAGTATCATCAAATTTCTCTATAGCCCAAACACATGGCTCATTATAGTTATTTCTTCTATAAAGAGCTTTAATCCAATTAAAGGTGTACATCATAATCTTGTTTTTTGTTATTACCAACAATCTTTTCTATACCTTTTCTAATCTTTGGATTATTCTCTATACTTTCAGGTTTAAGCATATATGAAATCTTCTTAAACTTTTTCCAGTCTTTTTCTCCTACAATTACTTCAGCAAAAGCACCTTCACCTAAAGTGCTTCTATAACCAAAGATATATTTAATTCCATATCTTAATCTCTTCCAAAAAGGAAGTCTATTTAAATGAATATTTAGATAAACTTCTTTATCTTCTTCATTGTATGTAATAATACAACAATGATTTATCTCTGCACATTTGCAAACAATTATCTCATCTTTCATTTCTTTTTAAAGCTAAATGTCATATTATCTAGAGATACTACATTAGTTTTAACTTTCTTCTTATTGAGTTCATCAAGAAGATTTGGGTCATCACTAAAGAAACTATCTCCAGTTTTAGGATTAACATAGTTATAAGTAGTATTACCAAAAATATCTTTACTTTCTAGCTTATAATATTGATTTTTTGGTTTTGATTTCTTACTTGTAGTCTTAACCTTAGCCTTTTCTATTCCAATACTAGCATCCTTTATTATAATATTTTCTTCATGAACTGCAAGAAACATATTATACATTTTATTATAAGTAAAAGGATTGTAGATATGATTAAGATAATAGGTAAAAGCATTTTTGAAAGACTCTTCATAATTTCTTGTAGTATAGTCAGTTTCAAAATTAAGACCTCTTCTTTTTGCACTATGCCATCTTAATAGTTCTTCACATAATACAATTGCAGATTTACTATTAAGATTACTACTTAGTGTTCTCCATTCTGTATAATTCATTTAGTCTATTATAATTCTTTCTACTAATTTTATAAATTATAATTCTTTTAGGTTTACCAATTATACAATGATGATATTTAAACCATAAAAGATTATCCCAGGTATGAGTCCAAGGATTTACTCCATCTATAGTGCCGGCGTCATAATCAAAAGTAGTTGGAATAACATTTTTACAATCCATAACATTATCATCTATAATAGGTAAATTTCTAATTAAGTCTATATCATCTTTATTTTTTAAATTAATCTCGCCATAAGCAAGAATTTCTTTACCTTCTACAAAGAAATCTTCATTAAAATAAAATCTACTTTTTTTATAAACATTTTCATTTACTGAATTATCTATTTCTTCTTCTTGCTTTGGAGTAATTTGTTGCATTACAATAACTCCTGGGTCAAGTTTAGTTCCAATACGGCAAAGAATTGTGTTCTTTCTCGTATTTAAGATATTGTACTTTGACATTTTCTAAATACATTAAAGTTTCTGTAATTAACCTATCTACGGTATCTTTATCATTATTCGCAACGAGTTCACTAAAATCTTTGGCATTATATTTACGATTAATCAATATAGGTTTTATCCCATAAGTTTTACGAAGCCAAAGCGCTTCAACTTTACCAGTTCTATCATTATCCATAAGAGATAATATAACTCCTTGTTTAGATAGTTTACTAGTAAGCCAATCATACTCGTTATGTCTTAAATGATATGTTTCATGTGGAATATTAATAACTCCAATGTTGCCTACATTAATTCCCCCGTAGAGGGAAATGTATCGCTTAACAGCACAGCCTATTGCAATTCTATCTTTTGTAGATTTAGTAATAACAATACAGTTATAATCGTTTCTTTCAAGTTGATAAATGCCTTCAAGATGATTACAATTACACATAAATTTAGTATAACCTTTATCTCTTTTAGGAAAATACAACTTGATATTACTAATTCCATTTCTATCTCTGCCTAATAAATAACCATAACAAGGGTCTTTAACATCATAATAATATTTGGGTTTAGGATTTATTTTTCTATTCACATAGAATTGATCAACAGGATATACAAAATTGATATTTAAATCCTTTAGTCCTATTCCAAATTGTTTCCAATATTTTACATCATCATTATTCCAATCCCTAGTTACTAGTTCTATTATATTCTTTTTATTTTTGATAGAATCAATAGAAGTGTTTATTTCGTTTATGAGATTTACATCTCTTTCTTTGCCATAAAATATATCTTTAAAAACTCGAGTTATATGGGTCAAAACTCCTATAAAATCTTTTTTATCAGAAACATCTATCTTTTTGTCTGTTATATTACTAATAACATAAGCTACTAAATCAAAACAATCTCCCCAAAAATATCCAGCAAAATCTCTAAATTTAAGTTTACCTTTTTTATCATATCTAAATCCGCAAGTTGGATGAGCATCAATTCTTAATGGAGAACGAATTAACTCACCAGTTTCTATACAATGTTGAATTATAGAATCTGATAATCCAAGATAAGTACTAAAAATAGTTATTTGGCTAACTTTAGAGAGAACATATTGTTTTGTTAATTTACCACTATTTATAGTTCTTCCCATATACAAAAATAGCCTAGAGCTATAGAATATTCTATAACCCTAGGCTAACTATTAAGAATTTAGAATGGCACTTCTTCAGCGGCTTCCATTCCAATTCCTCCCATATCCTCAAATCCTTGAGCCATCGGGTCAGAAACTGGAACTCCTCCCATAGCATTGAAGCCTCCACCAACTTGTACACCTACATTTGGAGTCTTAGCCTCTTCAATCTGCTTAGGCTGAATACTTTCAGTAAGAACATTGACACGAAGAGCAGGCATTGTATTAGCCTTATAAAGCTCAATACATCCTTCACCGACAATAGCAGGAAAACCTAAATCTCCGTTATTACCAACATTCTTCCATTTAGCATTGCGACCTTTACCAGTCTTAATATGACGAAGAAGCTTCATCCAAATAGTTTTAGCCTTGCCATTATTATCTTGATAAATAGGCTTACCATTACTACCTGTAGTAATAAGAGTATAGACGTTCTCGAAAAACTCCTTCCAACCAGCAACTACAGTTTCTGGATCTACTTGCACATATTGACCCTCATCATCAGTATCATCAAAAGGCAAAGCAAGAACATCAAGTTGCTCTTCTGTAACTGTAGGAAGATAAGTTACAATAATATGCTTTAACCAATTAAATACTGAATCTACAGCCCATGCTTTACTTCCTCCAGGGATAGTTTCAATATTACTTTCTTGAGCTTGGAATTGAAGAGTTACAAACTTACGCTTTGCAACTTCAGGTTCGTTACTTGCAAAAGTAAATAAAAGACGAGGGATCTCAAGACCATTAAAGCTAGGCATACCAGTGGTATCTTCACCAATCTTAATATTCTTAAGCTCAACACTATCAAGATGACCAAGAAATAAACCATTTCCTTTAGCATCTTTATGGTCAAACTTAAGACGATTAGTACCACGAGCACTACCTAAACCTCTACGGTTCTTTTTAGCAACAGGTTGCGCAGTTGTTGCTTCATTCTTAATTTCTTCTGCCATTTTTAAAAGCTTTTTAAAATGTTAAATAATAGGGATAATAAAAGGTGTGATAGAGTTAATTTCTCATACCACACCTTTTAAAAAATCTATCTTTGTATTATGAACGAGATAAATTACTCAGCATCCTTACCACCACGAACGATAGGAGCCTCATCTTTCGAAGCACCGAGAGCATAAGCAACAACAGTTACATTCTCATAACCATTGCTAACTTCCATCTCATAAGGCTCACTAAGATCAATCTCGAAAATACGATTGACACTTTCCTTATCGTCAAGGTCTTCCTTAAGCTGATTCCAAACATTGCTGTCAGTACCAGTAAGAGCAGCACCAATACCAGTCAGCTTACTATTGTTAGCCATCTTGCAGCCCTGATACTTCTTAATCTCCTTTGGCATTACAAAGTTTGACAGAATATCAATCTGCTCTTCCTTAGTGATACCTTCGCGAGTAAGAGAAGCAATAGTCTCCTCATCAGCACCTTCAAGAGCTGCATTGTACATAGCGTCAAAATTCTGAGTAGCATAAGTAACCTTATCCTTCTTAGTAAGACGCTCATTAGTAGTCTGGTAATTGCCCTTACCATCCTTCAGAACAATACCCTTAGCAACAAACCACTGATCAAATGCCTTATGAATAGCAATAGCTGCTTCAGGAGTACCAAACTCAAGACCATTCTCCTCACAATAAGCAACAAGATTTGGATCATTGTTACGAATTGCAGCCTCAACACCATCAATAGTATTAAGGAACATCATGTAATCACCATGAGCACAAGACAGAGCACGACTCACAGGAGCGGTCATACGGAAACCACCATTAGTACTTGTTGCAATAATTGCAGGGGCAACTTCAACATTACGCTGACCAGCATTCACGGCGTTAACGCCAAACATAACTTTCTTCATTGTTTTGAAAATTTTGATAGTTAAACATTAATGTTTTAATAACTAAATAATTAGTTTACTAATTTACTTCTGATGCTTCAATATCAACAATATCAGCATCATCTAATTCTTTACCAGCGACAACCTTTAATTCAGTAGTTTCCATAACACCAAATAAGACGTCGCTAGCAATTTCTCTAGCACCATAAGTAAAAGCTCTATGACCAATCATAACTCTAGGATACTTAGCATAAGTATCTTTAGAGAATAAATCAGCTTGTTGAGCCTCACTATATGAGAAATGACCATACGCAATCGTATTCCTTCCATTAACCATTCTTTCAAATTTGTATTCATCTACAAAATCTACTGGTTTATTAGGAATACGATATACGGCAATTTTTCCACTATTGGAAATTTCAGCAATTTGCTGTCGAGTAACTGCAATACCAAATCTAGAAGAACTTAGTTGATACTCTTTATAAAGATTACCTTTAAAATCTTGATACCACTTTACAGGATATACATAAATATCTTCACGTTCTTCAGATGCTGCCCTTTCATTAGCTTCTCTAGCACTTTTAGCATCTCGGCACTTATGAACATAATTGGGAAGACTTCCATCAAGAAAAACATTGAAGCCGTCTGTATATTCATACAGAGGAGCATAATCTTTAGTGTGTTCCCAAATTACTCCTGCCCTCGACAACAAAGCTTTTATAACATGAATATCAACTCCAGTTTTACCATTAATAACGTGTACGTGTTCAATACAAGTTGAGAAAGGAAGATTTAAATCCTTTGCTCGCATCATTATTGCAAATCCATCTTCAACTGTTTTAATACCACCTTTTTCACTTCTCATAATCCTCTTGAGAAATGACTCAGCAGCAGCAAGTTGTTCAGGATTAAACAAATCTATTGAACTCATACCATTATCAACAATAACAGGAGCTTTATGCTCATGTTTTACAATAGAAGAAGATTTACTAGTTTGTTCATTAGTGCCATCATTAATTTGATTAGCACTTTGTTCTTCTTTTATCTCATTCATAATGTCAAGGAACTTTTAATTACACTGCAAATATAACACATAGTTTTTAACCTACAAAATTATTTGGTTACTATTTTCATCAAACACTGCATTTTTTTCTTGCTCACTATGTAGTGTTAAAAAAGGTATTGTTTGCAAGTTCTTTATATTATTTTCTTCTATTGTATCACTACTATATATATAATATACTTTATTCGGAATACCATTTATTTTAACATTTCTAAATCTAGTCTTAAAACTTTCTATATCATCACATAATGTTGACGTGAAAATGACCATATCACAATGCACTGACAAGCCCACATTCGATGCAGATTTGATTGAAAGTAGCCGGATAATAGAGTTATTAAACCTTTGTTCGTCACGACTTGAAATCGCTTTAGATTTAATAATTCGCACTTTTCCAGCGTTCTTTCCGCTTTTTATGTACCTAAGCACACCATTATCATCAATATCAAGTTGTTCTGGAATATCATCGTGATAATCACCACATTGATACCCTTCTTGTCTTAGATATTCAGATACAGTATTAGCAAATTGGTCATTTTTACTAACTATCAATATTTTAGCAGTGTCATTTTCTTTTATTATTTCTAATATCTTTTCTAGCTTAAGTTCATTTTGTATAACTAGTTTTCTTCTTTTATCAGCAATATTAAAGAAATTACACGCTCTTTCATATAGAGCATTAGGATTATAAATATCATCTATTTGTCTATTATAATCCTGACTTGTATCTAAAGTTTCACTCCATCCATTATTTCTAGCAATAGTATCTCTAATTTCGGTAGCACTAGTATTTGTTTTAGAATTACCACTTCTAGCCATATTTACCATTTCTATGCTACCAAATACAGATATTGTATCATTAGTGTATCTAGTATATTGTTTATATAATTCTCTATCATCATTAGATAAGTCAACTGGACATAATTCTCCTTCTACGGGGCGTGTCACATCACTACGATAATCTTGGATAGCAAATCCAGCATCTGGACAAGTTCGACGAATGTAATTTATAAAATTACTATCCATAATATTTTCAGTTAGCAATATTAGTCCAAACTTATTCTGTTCTATTAATTTTAGGAATACTTTTTCTTCTATAAAACTACCAATATATATTAAACAATTATATTTATAGTTATAATAAGGATTAATAAATCCTGTTGTTAAACATATTATATTATTAGCAAATAAATCAGGATTTATAATCTTTTTTAAAGATGTTCTATCATTAAAATCGTCTACTGCTACTAGAATCTTTATTGTATTATTCTTTTCTACCATTCTTTCTATCAAAGTTTTAACTATGGTAAGTCTAATATCTTCATCAAGACAATACATAGACATTCTACATCTCATATTATGAAATGTATTTAATACTCTATTAACTAGTAATGTATCATTCATCGTCAAATAATGTATTATATTGTCCACTATATTTCTTAATCAAAGTTTTACCGGCTTTACCTCTACCAGGTTCTTGTCCAGGACTAATTCTGAGTTTAATAGGGTCTATGATTTTCATACATTCATTATAATAATAAGTATAATTAATATTTCTAACAGCAATATTTCTATCATCTAATGTATTAAGTACAGTAACATAATATCCAGCAGCCATATTATTCATTTGACCTGTAGTTACCACTACATTTCTAACTTTATAAATACTTCCTCCATCTAAAGATACATAAAATCTTACATATCTTTGTAGTTCAGTAGTTTCAGTTCCTTTTTTAAATTCTACATGAAATTGTTTACCAACATTTTGTGTTTTACAAAACATTAATATATTATCTTCATTATATAAAGTATCTAAAATAGGAACTCCATTTAGAAAATATTTACTGACTGCTTTAGCAACAATAGGCATATCATATCCTTTAGATAAATCAACTAAATACATATTAGGATTTAATGCACCTTTATATGTTACTTTTCCATTAAACTCTTGACAAATATAATTATTAATATCTCTATTAATATAAGCTTTATACTCTTCACTATCAGCACTTAGTCCTGTATATTCCATCCATCTATTAGCTATTTCATCAAATGTTTCTTTTTTATCCTTATATAATTTAACTACAATACCATCTGTATTTGCAGATACAACTTCTATACCATTAAGTTCTAGTTCTTCACATAGCATCATAATCATTAACTGACCATTTATTGTTACTTTTAGCACTGCAAGTCTATCACAAATATCACCATATTCATAACCTAACTTACCATATATACTATTAATCACAATCTTTAATGCTTCAGCTAATAATTTTTTAGGAATACCATCTATATAAGGTTCTTCACTATGTTTAGCAGCAATTCTGGTATCTCTTAACCATGTAACTAGTTTACAAAAAGTAAAAGTATCCATATGCTTAGGAGCAACTTTATATACAGATATAATACTAGGATAAAAACTAGAAATATCCCAATGTACATAAATGTAATCATCGCTTTCCATAGCCTGCCATACACTGCCCGTAGAGGGAATGATAGCTGGTACTTTACTTTTTAATTCTCTAGGAATATCTTGACTATGTAATCCTCCAGTAGCAATAGTATATACTAAATTACCAAGTTTGATCTCTTTCTTAAATGAATCTTTGCCTATACTATAAATAGTCACATTTTTCATTTCTTCTAAAAGATTCTGTAACTCTGGAGTTTTAAATTTAATATTATCAAAGATAACTTTATTAAAAGCCATTGCTCTTCTTTCAGTTTTCTTTTTACCCCATCTTTTATAGTCAAGACCACTAAATTCAGAATAAAACTTAATAAATAATCTATCAGCTATGTTACTTCTAGAACTATTAAGTAAATCAACTTCATAAGCTTTAGTTAAATTATATCGTAATTTAATCTCATCACTATATAATCTAACCATTTCAGCAACTATGAAAACATCATTTGTATTATATTTCATAGTATCTGCAATCCAATCATCTATAATATATCTATCCCATTTCTCTATTATCTTACTTAGTTGTTTATCAGTATAAGGATCGAAAACATCTTTATTATAATAATGTCTATCAACATTTGATATATCTGGTAGCTCATATTCTATAATATCATACCATTGAAGGTTGATACTGACTTGTTTAAGTCCTTTACCATAATATTTCTTTTCACCATTATCATCATTCATTGCACCTACTTTATTAAGTGCAAATACTTTCATTATATCTATATCTTTATATGGTAATTTATAATTCTTTAATGTTTCTATATAATAATCTTTTACGTTATCATCTTTATCTTGTAATTCTATAATCTTTTTACTTGTAGTATATAATTTAGTAATTAACTCTTTAGTATTATTACATTCCGTTGCATTCATTAACAGACAAGCAATCATCAGCTTATCATAAGACATACTATTATAGCCAAAAACATCGTTTCTAATAGCAACACCATTTTCACGATGTGGTATCATAGCATTAATGAATCCAATCATTTGTAATAACTGGTCATCATTTTTATCAGTAATATAAAAAGATTTAGTATTTACTTTACTTAATCTATCTTTTATTTCTTCTACTGAAAGTTTTTGAGTTAAAGGAATTGCTTTATCATTTATAACACAATCCTCAAATTTATTCATATAATCTACTATATCTACAAATACAACTGAAAAGAAATTAGGTAGGACTTCAACATCATAAGCCCACATTTTAATCATAAGTTCATCATCATTTTTACATCATTAATAAACTTATTTTTTAAAACCTGTTCTCCAACAATCATTATATAAGGATTAAATAATCTATAAACTTTATAAGTATTAATAATATTTTTATCAATTCTAGATAAATCTACATTACCAAAGACAAATAGCTTTTTACCTATGAATTTAGATAACTCATAATTCAAAAAAGTATTACAATTTGCAACACAAGCATCATGAATATCATAACTACTCACATTGTAACACTTAATATCCCTGGTAACATAGAAATCCTCATATAACCGACTGCCCACAATGTCCAATAGAACCTTAGCACAACTAATATAATCTCCTTTCTCTACTAAACTATAAGATGGTAAAACTATTACTTTATCAGCAAATGAATTACCAAATCCAAGTTTTATAGTTTCACCATCTTTTGCATATAGTTTAGCCGGACAATTATAACAAGTTTTTACTCGTTTTATTTCATTTCGAGTATCAATATGTTTAATTTCCATAGCATAATATTAATTGTTTTCGTGCTCTAGAACAAGCAACATATAACATACGAAGAACTTCATCAGTATTAGTCCGAATACGATTATTTCTATCAAAAACTATATCATTAATATCAACAAAAACATTATCGTACGTAGAACCTTGAGATTTATGACTTGTAATTGCAAATCCATAATCTATACTAGCTCTAGTTTTAATGTTATTATTTCTATCTACAATATTAGTAATTAGAAGATATTTCTTCTTGAAATTAAAGTATTCTTTCCATTTACTAACTCTTGTACCTCCAGTTGCTTGTTTTGCTGATACTAATAGTTCATTTAGAGTTCTATCGTACAATATGATACTATTAATATCTTTACTATCAATGACAAATAATGGAGAAGTAACTTTTCCACCATGGATTAATTGGAATTTTACCATATATCCTTTAAATCCATAAGTAGAATCAACATAATTGACAATATCTTTAATAATATATTCTTCTGAATTAATAATTACAGGAGAAAGAAAATCATCAACAATAGTTTCATTGCTCATAATTAAATCATTCTTTGTTAAAACTCCTTTATCAGAGCCTTTAATGATATAATTTCTAACATAATTATTCCAAGATGAAATTCTTAAGTTAGTATAAGCAATAATTCTATACATATCAATGTTCTCTGTAAATTTTTCATCATTAAAAGATATATCAATACATTGCTTAAACCCTAAAGGATTAGTTATAGTAAATCCTTCTCCAACTTCGTTATAATAGCTTTCACCAATATGCTTAGATATATAATTTATAAAATTAAAACTTCTATTATCAATATCCTTTCTAAGCATTTGAAGTAATCCTCTAATTGGATTATCTTGTTCTTGTCTTACTATCGTTGTTAAATAATATATCTTTGCACATCTAGCAAATGCAGTACTTTTTCTTTCATTTACCGGAGGTAATTGATTATCATCTCCAATAAATATAATTTTAATTTGTTTTTCCTTACAGGTTTTCATAATATAACCTACTAGACCTGCTGGTAACATACTGCTTTCGTCTATAAAAAGTACTCTAATATTATCTAATTTAGCTTTAGCTTTTGGATTAAATTGTGGTCTATCAGGATTAAAGTTTTCTAGATTTAAATCAAGTCTAAATCCAAAAGTAGCTTGAATAGTATATACATCTTTTCCACCAATAGCGGAAGAAAATACTCTACAAGCTTTATGAGTTGGACTTGTACAACGAATTGCACTATTAGCGTATTTACAATTACTAATAATATAATTCGTTACAAAAGTTTTACCAACTCCACCTGGACCACATAACCCAACAGCATAATGATTCTTGCTAAATTCTGAATTAATAAAGTCGATGATTCCATCAACTGCCTCCTTTTGGTCAGGAGTAAAGTTAACAGAACCACCGACTAATTTAGAATTAGCAACTTTTACTGGTAAGTTACTCATTTCTTTTTGAAGATTTCGTTATAATGTTCACGATAAAATCTACTTGCGGCAATACATTCTTCATCCCAATCATCTTCCCATACTTTTTTAATCTTAAAAAAGGATAGGTTAATAATAGAATTATGAACTGCATTTCCTTTAACTTTGCAGCCTGGGCTAAAAGGTAAATACCCTTTTACATCAGGAAGACCATAATATTCGTCACGACGAATTAAATATCTTCTTCCATCTAGTAATTTTTTTGGATATATGACCTTTATCCCAGCAACACTGAAACAATCAGGATGTATAGGGAATTCCCCATATTCACATTTAACATAATAAGAGCCATTCATATTAATATGAACAACTCCTTCTATGTTAACATGAACATTCTCAGTTTTAGTTATTATTTTATACTTACTTTTTCTGCCAGTAGGTATTTTAGTAACAACTTGAACTTTGAAATTAAATTCAGGCATTGGTTCTCAATTTGAAATTCCTCATTTTCTTCCCCAAAGCTCTAGGAGCACTCTCAGTAGATTCTTTCTTTTGACGTTTAGTAGCTTTATTAGAAGCTACTTTTTCAACATTAGCAGCATTAGCTTGTTGTTTAACCCAAAGTTGAACATAACCACAATAATGCACTAGGTAATCAATCTTACCCCATGTACCATTACCACATTCAGTAGTACCAATGGTAACTTCAATTCTCTTGTCATAATAATAGACCTTAACATCTCTTTTCTTGTTAAGTGCCTTAACGACACTAACTTCATCATAAGTTTTCTTTCTCATTTTACGTTAGTTTTTAAAAATTAAACAAAAAATGCTAGAGTAGTTATAAGTTAAACTACTCTAGCAGTAGTGCTCCCAACAGGGCTTGAACCTGTGACCTTCTGATTATGAGTCAGCTGCTCTAACCGACTGAGCTACAGGAGCTAAAACATATCAAATTATAAGGGGCAGCATTAGGAATTAGCTTATGACAGAAAACAACGTATAGTCCTTTTAACTGCCCCATTAAAATTAGTATTTATTTCGACATATCTTTCTTGCTCGCATTTGGTAAATAATGATCTGCAAGACCATCACTAGGAAAATCTGCCCAAACATTGCTAACTTCACGAATTAATTTAAAGAAATCTTCTCCTTTTTTAAGAATAATTTTATTAACTCGACGAAATTTTCGATTAGCTTTTGATTTAGCTAGTTTGTTACTAATGCTATCAGCACATTTGAATCTTGGATGTTTTCTTTTACTTCTACTCATATTATTAAGAATTAGAAAACAACAATGTTAATTATCTCTAGTAGCAATATCGGGAATCGAACCCGAATTTCCACCTTGAAAGAGTGGCGTCCTAACCATTTAGACGATACTGCCATAAATACTATTACTACTTTCACAAGCAATAATAGTAACATTTAATCTAATTCCCTTAAAATCCACACTAGTACCCCAAGAAGGACTCGAACCTTCAACCCACAGTTTAGAAGACTGTTGCTCTATCCTTTGAGCTATTGGGGCAGAAATATTACTATTATCTTCACAGACCATAGTAATAGTATTATGAAAATCATTGAAACGAAAGTAGTACCACCAGTGGGACTTGAACCCACACGAGCAAATGCTCAACGGATTTTAAGTCCGTCTTGTCTACCTATTCCAACATGGTGGCTAATATTGCTACTATCTTCACAGACCGTAGCAATCGGATAACCTTTTTAACAATTAACCATTAATAAATTTGTGCTTACCTAATTCTATATCCCATACAAGATAGCTTTTATCAAAGAGAACAATACTATTGTTACCTTTATTATAGGTGATGATTCCCTCTACGGGGAAATTAACAACACCTTTATAAGCAAAACCTGATTCGGTATTTGCTTTAGTAACAATATATGTTTTATGTTTCTGATCATTAAATTTAATGAACAGAACATTATCTTCGTTAACCTTAACACCAGACATTTCAATAATGTCTTTAATAATCTCTTTATTAAAACTTACTAATTGAGCCATAATACAAAATTGTTAAAAATTAAAATTTGCGCCGTTTAACGCTTTAATGCCTTGTTATGATGGAATGTACTAGTAAAGCATTAAACGAGCGCAGATGTAAAATGTGAACGTCTAGAGGTCTTTAGTGACCCCATCTTTAATATCCTTAATTGCTTTTGGCAAAAGGTTGAATAGAATATATCCAACTCCAATACCTAAAACAATATAAAATCCTGTTGCAATACTCATACCTTTAAAAATTGTCGAATGTTTCTTTGTAATCTTCGTAACTAGTACTATCAGGATTATCAAGAAGATAATAATGATAATAACAATACCTTATGTATTCATCACATTGTTGAGAACAAATAGAATCATAATAAGCAGGAACATTTTTAAGTGCCCAATCATGGAGTTCTTCTCCACTTTGAATACACTTAACTTTGTAAGGTATAGTAAGATAATTTGCATACTGAACATCATTAAGACAATTATAACGATGAGTAATATCAATCTTAGCTGTAACAAGACCAAGGCAAAACATTAATAGCCCAAATAGTATAATTTTTGTCAGCTTCCACATAGTTCTATCTATATTATGTGGTTTAACAATTAGCAATGTTTAACTCTAAATAACTGTAACGGCAACCATTGCCGTAATTGCCGTTACAGCTTGTTGAGAACTGCCCGTAGAGGGAATGATAGCAGAAGCAAGTTAGTTATCTTCTTCTTTTGCTTCAAGTTCTTTAATACGAGCAATCATATCTTCTCTAGACATAGACTCAAAACGCTTTTTATCATTTTCAAGCGCTTGAATCTTAGCCTCACAAGTTCCTTTGACATCAGCAATAGCATTATCAATTTGCTTGCGGAGATTCTTAAGGTTGGCAGCTATTGCTTTTAAGATAGTAGGATTATCAATACCTTCGATGGCATTAATAATATTACCATTAAAAACATTATACAGCTTGCTGGTTGGATGAATATCCTTACAGCAAAGTTCCTTTACGGCATCAATAGCCGTATTCTGCTCCATCATCTGGAGCAATTGCATCATTCTCTGTATCATAAGTGTCAATTTTATCTATATCTTCTGAGAAAATCTCATTGGACATTTCTACTTCGTATTCACTCGGCATCTTTGTCAGTGTTTTCAGTAACAACTTCTTCTTCTCCCTCGTGAAGTAAATTATTTTGAAACGCTATTTCAGCATCACTTACTTTTTTCACTTGACCTTCGAATATCTTGTCAAGATTTGTATCTTTCAGGTCAAAAGTTGGTTTATAAGTTACAAAGTAGTTTGCAAAATTGTTAACAATAATATTCAGCAAAATCATCGCACTTGCTTGAAGAGCAAGATAGAATTCCTTAGTGGTATAAGGATAGTCGTTACGAATTGGCATTGACTTAATGCCATCATCAGTTTTCGGATATTTGATAATAGAGTAAACTCCATTATTAAATTCAACGAAAACTTTTTGATTATCCTCAATATCGCCGTTATGACGATGAAGATTAATCAAAACTTTGCTACAATATGTTCTAATATCCTTATTAGTTTTAAGGACATGAACGATAGGAGCGATATTTCTAGGAAGACCGCGTTTAGCTCCTTGATTTTCATTTTCACGACCTTGAGCATTTCTATTTACTTTATTAAATGCTCTACGAGTTTGGTTAAATCTGTTCTTATACATATCAGTATTATATTTAAATGTTAGACAATGCAAATATAATACTAGTTTTCGAACTACAAAAATATTTCATAAAATTTTTAAGTGATTAAATGAATTTTATAAAGTTGTAGCAAGAAAACTAGTATTATCTGCATTATCGGTAGATATAAATCAATATAAAAAAGTTGTTAACATTTTAAGACAAGTTTGATGCAAGAACTTAGACATTAGCAGTTGCTATACTATGTACAACAACTGCTAATTATCTATTTACAAGTTTTACATCGACATCATCATTGAAGCCATTTGCTTTTGGCGACGACGCTCATTACGAAGGTCACGAGCATATTCCATAAGATAAGCCATACCCATATTGCTAAGCTTAATGTTAACAATAAAGTCACGAATAGTGTCTTCTTCGCTAACATAAACATCAGGATTGCTCTTGGTGCTGAAAGGATTGACAAATTCTTCGTTTTCAGGAGTGAAAACTTGAATAATATCAATAGTAGCACCAGTAAGGATTTGTTCCATACATTCCGGCTCATCAATTACATGAGTAGCAAGCCATGCAAATGGGAGTTCACGAATAACACTAGCAATAGCAAAAGTGTTAGTGTAAAGCGTTTTGTGCTTACCATCAACAGCATATTGACTAGTGCTAGGGATTTTCTTGTTTAGTGTTACATTCACTTGCGTGTAGTTTGCTTTTTCATCAAACGAAATTCGCTTGATTACTAAGCCGTTCCAACGCTTGTTGTTCTTGTCCTTGAGGATGTCACGACAGATTTGTGCAAAGGACTTTTCTTCATCATCCTTAGTACTTTCAGTGGCAGTGTCGTCATCATTGTCGTCATCATCGTCGTCTACATCTTCAAGCTCATCAGCATCAGCTTCATTGTTAACATCAGCATCAGCTTCTGCTTTAGCCTTCTTAGCTTCTTCTTCTACGTTCTTGATAATATCATCAAGTTCGTCAGTTCTTTCTTTCTTAGCCATTTTTCAAATTTTTTTAAAAGTTTATTATGTTTATTAAAGAGAAACTAATACTATTATCAATAATTTAAACCCATCTATAGGTAATAGTTTTATGGCGTTTATTGATAATAGTATTAGTGTTGTTCTTACAGTCTGTCGAATCCGATTAGTTCTCTCTGCTCTACTTCGTGCTCTCCCTTGTAAGGATAATTATCTGAATGATTATCATCCCAATCAGAGTAGTTACCCTTTTTACCAGTAGTGGTAAAAGTTTGGGCTGCTTCGGTAGTTTTGAAATAGTAAGTTTTAGGAACGAGATGAGTAAGAGTAATAGTAGCATCGGTAAGGTTAATAGCCTCTACAATACACTCTACATCCTTATCACCTTTTCTTATCACAAAACTGCTTCCAACTTCAGGCAATTTAACATCACCTGAAAGATAAAGCAAAACCTCTTCATCCAAACAGCCAATAACTTCAATTACTCGGTCAACAAAATCCTTCTTTAGAAGATATGCAGGCTCAATGCCTGCGCCAGGGTCAGCGCTTACTCGATTAATTAGACCTTCAAGTGCTAGTTTTTTAATTCGATTGTCCATAGTTATAATATCAATTTAAGGACAACAACATCGCTAGAATTAATAATTACAATAACGGCTCTAGCATTTACCATTATTATAATGACTATTTTTATATGTTAAAACAATCAAAATTTTATATGTTATCTCTGTTTTTGAGGTAATACCTGTAAGGTTTGTTATAAGATTACAATTTAGATTTGTAACCTTATAATCAAAAATAATTGCAGCGATAGCCATTACGACTACCGCTGCAACTTATTGAGCAAATGGGATATTATCTTTTATGTGGCAAAGTATGTTAATTAGCATAGTTCTATTTTCTTCAGTTGGCAATACATCATCAATGCTAATTAATTTTTCTATTTTCCATTTATCTTCACCATCATTATAGATAATATAATTCACGTAAAGTCCCTTTCTATAAAAATGATGTTGTACTATTATGTCAAGGTCATCAGTATCATAACGGGTATTATTAGTTTTTATGATAGTGATTTTTCTCAAATAGTACTTTTTAAGTGCATTAATATAATATGTTATTGACATAATTTTTATAGTTGTAACTCTTTGTACTCTTTCTTTGTGATGTTAAATATATGGAACAGCCCTAGTGGCATACATATTACTAATTCCACATCTTTATCTATTATTTGATAATAATTGACTACTTTTCTTCTGGTTTCTCCAAATTGGATATAAAACCCATAGTCATTGTGAAAAAGTGTTACATCTTCATCTGTTTTTACATTAAAGATTTCACACAATTTCTCAATTAGACCTTTATCTTTAATTGTAATCATAGTTAAAGCAAAATTAATATCGGAAATAACAACATTGAGACAATATAGAGGAGCTGTATCAGCCCCTCTATCTTGTCATCACCTAGCACAAAGTCAAAGACGTGATTTAATTTCATCTTCTTCATTTGGCCATACTCTTACAAATTGCGGGGTAACTTTTCCATCCCATTCTTCAGCTAGTTTATAATTGAAATTAAGTTCAGGAAAACCTAATTCTTGAAGTCTGGCGGTTCTAATAACATCACATATACGCAATTTGGCTGAACTAATTAACCAATCGTTTAGGACTTCCATGCTAACTTTCATAACTGTGCCCCATGATTCAGGTCCACCCCCAATAGTATCAAGAATGTATGATTGATTACAATCATAAACTCGTAGCTCACTTCTAAAACGAGTTATTATATAATCATTCTCACGGCACACTGGATTAGGAGTTATCTCTGAAATGTGTCCAATATATGCTCTTCCATGCCCAACTTTGTACTTGCCATCTTTTGGCATTTTATGCCCATGATGATATATACCAAGAGCCACAATGGCTTCTTTGATACTACATCCTTCAACATGTAATAATTTCATAACGAAAAGCGGTTTAACCCCCAACCGCAAAGGGTTGATTATTACTCGTAGTATCTCTTGCTATAAGAATAGCAAAAAGACACTTTGTACTCCTTAATAAGAACTGGCTTTTGTGATTTCCAATATTGAGCAAAATATTCTCCCTTTTTGCTCTCTACCTTAATATTTATCACAACATTTCCCTCGTTGTCTTGACAGGAAACACGGAGATTTTTAATCCCACTAATAGTGGAATATTTACGAGTTGGAGCATAATAATCCCCAGCCACAATATTAGTCCTAGTTAACAAGTCTAAGACCTCCCCGAATAGTGTTGCCTCGTTCTCGAGAATAAAGTTCTGTATAAGTGCAGCCTTTTTGCCTTCTAACACGTTTATTTTGTGTTGAATCTGTTCTAACATCTCATCATAGTTTTCCATATCTTCTATCTTTATTTTTTATTTGGAAAACAACTTTGGGGAGAACATAGCCATCTCCCCTTTGGCTAGTCACTATTTTGTCTGTGAAGCTGGGAATAGTCTGAACCCAACTTTGCCGTCAAGGTTTATACGTCTTTATATACTTCTTAACAGGCTTGCCGTTTTTATCGACTTTGCCCGTATAATAGAAGTATCCACCTCTAGACCCTCTATACACAGTAACTTTTTTACCATTAACTGTGTAATCACCAACTTTTTCAGCAGGCTTTTGAGTTTTTTTGGTGGTGTCAACCTTAACGACAGCAACCTTGCCATCCTTAATGACAAGTTGCTCTTGTGCATTACACACAAAAGCAGCAAGCATAATGAAGAGCAAAGCCGTTATCATTTTTAGTTTCATGATTTACTTTAACAACTCAAAATCTTATATGTTTTCTCTGATTTTGAGGTATATATCTATTAATAGCAGTAGCATACCTAAGTACGCCACTACTATTAATAGATTTACTAGGAAAGACTCCAGTGTTGCCACCACTCAACACTGGAGTCATACTAACAACGATTAGAGGATGCCGTCGAGCATCTCGTCGGCTGTCAACTCCTCCTCCTTCTTGTACAGAAGCTGAAGCTTCTCCTCGTAGTAGGGCTTAGGAGTGAACTCAATGCCCAATTTCTCAGCCTCCTCCTTGTCGCGCATCTGCTTTTCGAGACGAAGCTGGAGGAGTTTCTCAATAGCACCTTTCACTTTAAAGATCGGTGCCAGCTCCACCACACTCATCTTTAGTGTAGCCAGCTCCTTCTCGAGCTGCTGAGCAACCCCCATCTGCTCAGCTCTCTTACTCGTAGCTAGACCACGAATGTACTGAGCAACCTCAGCAGTAGCCCCATTCTCATCGGTGGCTTCTACCATCTTCTTGGACTGGAGCAGTACCACTTTGGCTCCCTTGAACAGAGGATAGATGTGGTTGGCAAAAGCATCATCGGGCTTTGCCTTCTCCTCATCCTTCACCTCCTGGTCGAGGATGTCCGGCTCCCATTTAGGGAGCAGCGAGAAGTAGATATCCCCGCATGGCAAGTTGCGGATGACCTTTTTCAGGTCGACCCACAACACGCCGAGAGATGACATCTCTCCACTCTCTGTGTTTGCCTCCAACACCTCGTCGAGATGCAGTTGCACCTCCTTTCGGAGGACAACCTTCCCCTCTGTGTAGGGAGATGGCAACTCCCGATTCCACACTGTGATGCCCTTGATGTTGGCAACAATCATTGTAACTTGGTCATTCAGATTCTTCTTCATGACATTAAATGGCCTCGACTTCCACCCAACCTTGGGCTTTAGCTGTACCAGTAACTCCCTCAGTTTATTTATACACTTCTTCGGGGTTAAGTGTAGCACAAGCAGCACTATCCTAGATAGCCTGGCTCGCCGTTACTTGCGAGACTTGGTGGAGGAGCAAGCTCAACTCCATTGAGTGATGTGCTATATCACTCAAAATTTTATTTGTTATATCTCCTTTTGAGGTACAATATCCACAAAGATACAATATATTTATCAATACTATAATAACAATAATTTCAACAAAATAATATTTAATATGTATTTAAGTATGGGGGTATTGACATTCGATATTACTATACGGGGGATTCATAGTGGCACCTCCCCTCTCACAATCTCCGACTAAATTTCACTAAACCCTACTTTCACTTAATCTTCATTAAAACTCTCACTTAAATCATTACTTTAAAGACTCACTTAATCTTTTTCTTAAATAACACAATAAATTACAACTCCAACTCAACAATCTTCGCACTATTCAAAAACCTTTAAATCTCTTTTTCCAAAATCCTTTTCTCCAACTTAATCTCTATTAATAACTTCAATTACTTCAGTATTGCTAAAATTATTATCAAAAACTATAACAAGACCACGGGGTACTTTCATTTAAGTACCTAGAACAATAATACTGCTATTATTACCAGCTTTACTTGTAAGCTCTCTTGCTTCAATATCACTCAAAAAAGTGGTCGTGTCTTTATTAGTATTAGTTACTGTAACTATATTAATATTAATATTTATATATACTTATATATAAATATATAATTATATTTATATATAAGTATATATAAATATAATTAGGTATTCTTTTATATAATAATATATTTATATATTATTATATAAAAGAATACCTTATATAAGGGAAGTATCTTTTACAATTTTTAACATAATTTTTCTTGGTATTGAACAAATAGTTCATTATCTTTGTACCGAAAGTATTAATCAAGTTAATTATAGTAATATGCTTATTAAAGTTGACGATGCTATTCCTGGTGGAATTTATCTAGATAAAGAAACTTCTACTTATGCAGATAGTAATGATATTATTAATCTTGCTATTCTCAATGAAGATAGTGATACTCTTACTCTTACTGCTGATATTATTGCTAGACTACTTAAACTAAATGATAGTGAAACTGAAGTTTATAAAGTTCTTCTTACTCTTATAAAAGAAACTGGAAGAAATCAAAGTCTTATTACTCACGTTATAGATAAAGCAATAGAACATTATGGTAAAACAATGCGAGCTTATTATAAAGCTATTAAAGGTCTTATAGAAAAACGAGTAGTTAGCAGTTGTGGAGTAGATTATATTAAAATTAATATAAATTATAATTTCTCAGATAAATTCAACACTGAACCAAAATTTATTGTCATTAGACTTACTGACAATAGATAATTAATAATTCAAATAATTAACAGTATGATTACATTAAAAAGTGACAAATTAAGTTACGGAATTAATCTTCCTACATCTGTAGATGAGATTACTAAAGAAGTTTTAGCTGAAATTACTGCTCATATTAATCTTCCTAAGTATTATGCAGTTATAGCACTTTGTAAGCAAGTTAATCTTGCTCAATTTCTTTTAGCAACTAGTGGTAACAAGAAAGCTAATATTAGAGTCAGTGTTACTCCGGTGCTAGCAAAGATTGGTGATGAAGCTGCAAAGGAAATTAATGCTGAAGCAGGTAAGCGAGTAGTTATAGCAGTCAGTGATCTTGAAAGAGGTGACCATTTGTATCTTAATACTATGATTACTGACAATAATGTTAGAGAATACTTAGATTCAGACGAGTCTCTTCGTAGAGATATTTTTGCTGGAACTAAATTCAAGAATGAAAATGTTTATATTATTGAGTTCAAGATTGTTCCAGTAAATGCTATTCATGGTTGCATTACTGCTACTAGAAAGATGGGTAATGACCCATTTTTAGTAAAAGAAGAAGATAAGTAAAGCTATCTTGCTGCAATCATTCCCTCTACGGGGAAATTATAAAAAGCAATTACAGCAATTACTGTAACGATGGCAATAGTTGACTATAATGATGATTTGGCTAGTGATTTTTCAATAATAACTAAAAATACTGACGATATTATTTCGGAAGCATTTAAAGATGAAAATGAAAAATTATTAGCCAAATCTATTATTGAAAATCTTGAAAAAGATGCTGTTGAAGGAATTAAACGAGGACTAACTATTAAAATTCCGAGAATAGGTAATTACCGATATAATCCAATAAGAAAAAGAATAGCCGAACATTATAAAGATTTTAAACAAGCTAGAAAGAGTATGACTAAAGAAGAATATAAAGAATATGTAGGTGGTAGTATTGATAAATGGAAAGAAGAAGAAAGGAATAAAAACTTTGATAAATTAAAGGTTAAAAGATATAGAAGTAGATTTAAAAAACAATATGAGCATTATGCACTTAAACTTGGGATTTTATATGCTAGTCTTTGGTTTAGATTTCTATTAGAAGCTAAACCTGTTGAGTTTGATATAGAATTAGAAAGACATTTACAATATTTATATGGCAACAAATCATCTTAATATAGATAGAATGCTAACAGTTGATAATACTGGAATGCCTTGTCCTCCAGATATTAAACAACTATTAGATAAAGATTTAGCTCTACTATATCTTCGAGATAAGTCTAAAGATAAAAGACATTATCTAAAAGAATGTGGAGTTATATATTATTTTGGTGACCCAAAAAGTCCAGCTCATCAACAAGGTCTTAGTGATAAAGAAATACTCAAATTATGTATAGATAATTTTGATTTAGATAAAGATTATCAGCCTGATGCTTTAGTTAAGAAACTTATAGATAAATATTATGTTCAAAATATAACTGAAGCAGGTATGGCTTTAGATGCCTTACGTAAGTCTGTTCATCTTGTTACTCTTGCCGCAAATAAGATTAACCAATTTTTAAATGATAAATTGCAAGATGCTGTATCTAAAGAGGATATTCAATTATATTTAGCAATGCTTAATAATGTTTCAAGTAATGTTAAGGAATTGCCAAATCTTATGAAATCTATTAATGTTGCTTATGAAAATCTTAGAGCAGAAGAAGAAGAACAACTTGCTAGAGGTGGTAAACAAATATTAAGTTCAATGGACGCAGACGAAGAAATACTATGAGTTTACAACTTAAAGATACCAGATATAATGACATCCAACTTATTTTCAGAGAAGATGGTCATAAATATACTGATACTTTAGGAAATGAATATTTAAGTACTACTACTTTTCTTCACGATTATCAACAACCATTTGAATATGATTATTGGTTAAGGAAGAAAGCAAAAGAACTTAAAATTAGTCCTAAAGTGTTAGCAAACCAATGGGATTCTATTAAGAATGAAGCTTGTGATAGAGGTACTAGAACACATAATGGATTAGAAGATGGTATTAAAGATTCTTCAATGTTTAAGAATGCTATTAGATATTTAGAGAGAGGTGAAGGTAAAATGATTACTGTTGCAGATCTTCCTGATATTAATAATAGAGTTAAAGAGTTAGATATTGAAGAGTTTAAGCGTCATACTAATTATAAATATGACGATGTTTATAAAGTGTTTGATTTTTATACTTCTAAAGGATATAAGATTTATTCAGAAATAGGAGCATTTTTAATTGACTATTTAATCTCTGGAACTATTGATGTTTTATGTATTAAAGAAGATAAATTTGTAATTGGGGATTGGAAAACTAATAGAGGTGGACTTAAATTTGAAAGTGGATATTATAAAAAAGATAAACAACAAAAACCAGCACAACAAACAAATATTTGGTGTCCTAAAGACTCTAGACTTCTTCCACCTGTAAGCAATCTTCAAGATTGTAATGGTTCTATTTATAATCTTCAACTTTCTATGTATGCTTGGATGGTTGAAAGTATATTGGGTATTCCTTGTGCTGGTTTATGGCTTTGTCATATAGATAGTGATTTTATTCTTAATGAATACGGAATGCCTAAACGATTCCCTGATGGTTTATATCATATTAAAGATAATCCAGTAGAAAAAGTAACATTGCATAAAATGAAATATTTAAAGCAAGAAATAGCAAATCTTCTTAAAGATAGAAGAAAAGTTATTAATGCTACAATTAATAAAGAATTTAATTTGTTTTAAGATGAAAAAGTTATTATTAGTACCATTGTTGTTATTTGGAATTAGTTGTAACAAGACTATTGCAGATAAAGATGTCATAGCTGACACAACTGCATTAGCTTGTTATAATCTGCCCGTAGAGGGAATGGATAGTGTGATAGCTGCAATTAGATATGATGATAGCATTAAATATGAAGCAATGATTGATAGTATTATAGATTATTATGAAGATGCTTCTAAAGCAAAGGATAAAATCTATGAAAATAAAATAAATGATATAGAAATTAAAAACGATAGTTTAAGAGTTGAGTTATTTAAAGCTCAATATAAACTTAATAAAATAAGTCAATATAATGCTATCGCAGCAAAAGGTAATAACATTAAATATTTAAGAGGTTGGATTCGAAGAGCATTAGAAGAATGACTGAAGTAATTAAAGAAGAAGGAAGATTTAAACTAGTAAGAGTTACACATTGTTATAAATCTAGTTATGATAATTATTTTGTAACAAGTTGGCTTGAACTTAGATTAAAGAGAAGAATACTCCCAGATATAACAATTAAAACAACTGAAGATACATATAATAATACATTGCATTTACAAGGATTACTTAGACGATTACAGAAATGAATATAATTTGGAAATGGTTTATAAATAGTAATCATTATAAACATCTTAGTGCTTGTGCTATTATAGCACTAATTTGTGGATTTGTTCCATCTATGATTACAGGATTAGCCATAGAATATAAAGATTATTCTTGGGGAGGTAAATTTGATTGGAATGATATAATTGCTGATACACTAGGCACAATACTAGGAACTGCAATTAGATTTTTAATATTAAATGACATAACAAGAATAATATGTTAAACATATATAAATTTAGTGCAGATTGGTGTTCAGGTTGTAAAACTATGGAACCAATAGTTAAAGAGGTTGTCAAAGATTATCCAATAGTTAATCTTATTGAGGTTGATGCAGAAAATGATGAAGATGGACTTCTTGATAAATATATGATACGAAGTTTACCAACATTAATATTTGAAAGTGATGATAAGAAATATACAAGAAAAATTGTTGGTACTGTACCAGCACCTCAAATAGTAGATGCTATTGAAAAATATTTAAAAAGTATTGTATAATGGCTTCATTCAGACCAGCACTTAAGAAAGTATTAGCTTATGAGGGTGGATATGCTAATGACAAAGACGATGCCGGAGGAGAAACCTATAAAGGCATTGCAAGAAGATTTCACTCAACTAGTATAATGTGGAAAGAGATAGATAGGATTAAATCTAGTATTAAAGGTAATACAAGTTCTGATATGAGTAAAGTTAAAACTATAAACAAATTATTAGAAAATAACGATATAGTTACTAAAGAAGTAGAAAGAATTTATAAAAAGAATTATTGGGATGCTCTACATTTAGACGAAATGAGATCTGAAAAGATTGCTTATCAGTTGTTTGAAACAGCAGTTAATATGGGAGTAAGTGCGGCAATTAAACTTGCACAGAAAACATTAAATGTTCCACAAACTGGTAAGTTTAATTATAGTTGGTTTGTAAGATTAAAAGATTTAAGAGATGGATAAAAAATTATTAATTACTATAATAATATGTGTTGCAATATGTTTTTGTGTTGGTGTTATATGTGACACATATAAAACTAATAGTATTAGTAATAGAGATGTAGAACTAAAACTTGATTCATTGAGAGAATTAATACTATATGATGAAAATTCTATAATTGTTTATAAAGACATTATGACAAATGAAGTTGCACAGATTGATTATATTACTAACGACAGTGCTATTATATTGTTTAGAGAGTTGGTCAATGAACCTTCTCCCCACGGGGAGTACTCAAAACGCTGATACAACTATAACAGTAACAATAGCAGAAGTTCGTGAAATAAATAAAAAACTTATTGAGCGTAAGTATTTGTTAAAAATAACTGAAGCACAAGATAGTATTATTAATAATCAAGCTGAATACATAAAAGAACAAGAGAAAATAGTTAAGGATACAAAGAGTGCGCTTGCAAGTAAAGAAAGTCTTCATAATACTCTGAATAAAAAATATAATACTATGAAATACACAGCAATAGCTCTTGGTATTGCTTTAACTATTTCTCTTGTTTTAAATATAATAAAATAAATTATGGAAAGTTATCCTTTTCTTGATTATATTAATGAAGATAAATCTCATTATAAACATGCAAAGGATTGTGGATATGTTGACGATGATGATTTATTTTTAATAGGTGATAGTGGAGGATTTCTATTAAACATAAATCCTAAAGATAGATTTGTTAATACACATTTGCTTTATGAAGTTGCAGATTATTATAGAGCAAATGGTAAATTTACTAATTACAAAGTTGATAGTATTCCACATAGACAATTTAGAAGAAGAGAACAATATAGACGAGTTCACGGATATTCAGCTCCTTGTTTATTGAAAGAAGATGGAAGAATAGTTAATGTTAGAATAACTGGTTCACACTATAATTTTTTGAATTATACTAGAATAGAACAGCTTGATACTAGAACAATTAAAAAAGGTGTAACTAATACAGCAAAGAAATTTTATGATTTTCCAAAGTTTTTTGATAGTCAGTTTTGGATGTTTCATGTAATGGAATTTGCTGAAAATAATGGTTTTCATCTTATTATTGACAAAACTCGTCGTGGTGGTTTTTCTTATATGATGGCTGCAGATAGTGCTAATAGAGTTAATAATCAATCAAGAAAAGTAGTTATCCATGTTGCAGCTGATAAAAAATATTTAACAAATACCGGTGGTCTTACTGATTTTGCAGTAAATGACTTAAAATTTTATGAAGAAGCTACACCTTTTGTAAGAGGTATATTCAGTACAGTTAAAACCGATTTTAGATTAGGATATAAATTACCTAGTGGTGTAGAAGCTGATAAATCTTGGAGGAGTTCTTTACAATCTGTTTCTGCAATGAATAATCCAGATTGCGCTATTGGTAAAGATGCAGTGGCTGTTAAAGTTGAGGAGTTATCTACTATGGATAATTTTGATGCTTTTATGGAAGTTACTGAACCTGCAATGCGAACTGGTGCTTATACAACTGGTATATTGATGGCTTGGGGAACTGCCACTAGTGGTAATATGCAAGTTTTTGAACAAAACTTTTATAATCCTGGAGCATATCATTTTATGCCATTTGAAAATGTATGGGATAAAGATTGTAGACAAGAAGTATGTGGATTTTTTAAACCTTATTGTTGGGGACTTCAAGGTGAAATAAATGGAAACTATGGAGTAGATGAAGATGGAAATAGTAATATACTTGTAGGATTAGAGATTGCTAAAAAAGAAAGACTTGCTAAAAAAGAAACAGCAAAAACTTATTCAGAGTATATTAACTATTTAGGTCAATATGCTAATACTCCAAATGAATCATTTAGTAATGCTAGTGATAATATATTTACTAGTGAAGAATTAAATGAATGGGAAGCAAGACTTAGAACAGATGATGGCTTAAAGTTTTATGTAGATGGACAATTAATAGAAGTATCTCCAGGTATTGTAGAATTTAGAAGTAATGAAAGACTTAGGGTTGAAGGTAAAAAAGTATATGATTATATATTTGGTGTTCCCAGAAGAAGTAGTGAAGATCCTCATGGTTGTATAAGAAGATTCTTTTCTCCGGAAAAAGTCACAGTTAAAACCGAATACGGAGAAAGACGAGAAATACCTAAAGGACTATATAGTATTACTTATGACCCTGTAGGTGTAGATAAAACTAAAAATGAAATAACTGATAAACATTCTCATAATAGTATAGCGGTATGGATGAACCCTCATCCTCTTAATAATTTTAAACAAAAACTAGTAGCTACATATTATGGTAGACCAGATACTCTAGAAGAAGCAGATAGAATTTGTTATATGTTAGCAGTGTATTATGGTTGTGTTAGAACAACTAATGTTGAGATAAATAGAGGTGAAACTGTTAGTAATTTTAAGAAATGGAAAGCTCTTAAATATCTTAGTTATGAACCTCTATTTGTTTGGGATCCTACCTTTAAAGGTAAATATAATAGCACTTATGGTTATAATATATCAGGTGCTGCAAGGAAACTTGATTGTGTTCGATTACTCAAAGAGTTCTTATATGAAGAGATTGGTAAAGATGAAAATGGAAAACCTATTAGAAACTTCCATCGAATATATGATTATCAATCTATTATTGAACTCAAAAAATGGAATAGTCTAGGTAACTTTGACCGTGTATCTCAGATGCTTCTTAGAGGCATTGAATGGAAAGCATATAATCTTATTGCTGAAGATTCACTTAAGGTTCATAAAGATTTGAATGAAGAAAACCTAGATGATAATGATATTTTAAACAGAGATTGGTTTTAATAAATTATGCAAGGTTTTAGACAATCATACGACTTTCCTCGTCAGAGAATACCTAGTTCTAAAAAAGATATTACTTGGGCTGCTCAATGTGCAGATTGGATTATAGCTCAAGGACAGGCTATTAAAGACGAAGAAGAATTAATCAAACTATATAAAGTTGCTCATGGTGAAATACCTGATGAGTTTTATAGAAAAATATTAAATCCTTATAATACTACTAAAGAGAAATTTACTAGATTTCCGGCAACTATGAGAAACTATGATATGATTGCTGGAGTTGTTAGAAGATATGTTGGAGAATATAGTAGAAATCCACATGAATATACTGTAGGTGCAAATAATCCTGAAGTAGTATTTGCTAAAAATGCTAAACTAAAAGCTGAAATATCTGTAATATTACAGAATGAAATTGCTGCTAGAATACAACAAATGTATGCTCAATTTGTCCAAGAAGGTGGTGATCCTCAAGAGTTTGATCCTCAAAGTCAATTTGATGTTGAAGCATTTGTTAAGGAATTTGAAGAAAATTATGTAGATGAAATAAGTGAACAAGGTCAGAATATATTAAATGTAATTAGAGATATTACAGATGATTCACTATTATATATTAAAGCATTTGCTGATTTTTGTACATTTGGTGAATGTTATACTTATAGTGATGTTGAAGGACAAAAGTTAATAAAGAGAAATATTCAGCCTTTAGATGCTTTTCCTATCCCAAACAATTCAATGTTTGTAGAAGATTTTGATATGTTTGCTGAAAGAAGGAGAATGACATATCAAGAAATAATGGATGAATATAGTAAATATTTAAATCCTAAAGATACTAAATTTTTAGAAAGTTGGTATTCTAAAGGTAGAGCTGATGCTCCTACAGCTCTAATGTTTGACCAATATGAAAAAGATTATGGTGATATTTGCAAGAAATTTAGTAGTGAAGAAAGAAAGTTTTTTAAAGATAAACCAATTTATATTAGAGATTTAAATGCTGATTTATATGACGTATGGCATGTTGTTTGGAGAGGAGAAGCTAGAAAAGCAATAGTTAGCTATGTAAATGAGGCAGGTGTTGTAGCACAACGAGTAATGCCTGATACATATAAACTTAATCCAGAAGCTGGAGATCTAGATATTCAATATGAATATGAACCTCAAGTATATGAATGTGTTAGAATAGGAACTAGAAATATGGCAATATATCCTTATGGAGCAAGGGCTATTGCTTATGAAAGAAATGGTAAGCTACCTTATAATGGTCTTATGGAATTACTTCCTGGATTAGGTAGATTTAGTATTGTAGAAACAATTCTTCCTTATCAAGTGTTTTATAATATTGTAGCATATCATAGAGAAATGGTTATAGCAAAGAATAAATTAAATATTCTAATTCTTGCTAAATCATTACTTGGTAAAGTTCCTGAAGATACTATTTATAAAATGATTGCTGATGGTGTTCTTTATATAGATGATGAGAATGACCAAGGTATGCTTAGAGCACAGCAGATTAGAATGGTTAATGCTGATATGGGTCAGTATATTAGTCAACTTACTAATCTTCTTATGGAGATTAAGAATGATGCTAATATGCAAGTAGATATGACACCACAAAGATTTGGTGAAATTGCTACTAGTGCTGGCAAAGCTACAACTGAAGAAGCAATCGCTAGAGGTTCAATGGGTTCTGTAATTATTGAATATATGGTTGATAAGATGAGAGAACGTGATTATGCTAGAGATATGGATTATTCTAAGCTAGCATGGATCGACGGTCTTGATACATCTTATAGGGATTTAAGTGGTGATTTGAAATATATATCACTTAATGTTGACAATCATGTATATGCAGATTATGTTATTGCTGCAAAGAACTCAATAGATGAAAGAGATAAACTTAATCAATTAAAGCAATTTGCATTTAATGCTAGTCAAAATGGTGACATGAAAATGGCAGTTGCTGCAATTACTGGAGATAATATTGCTAGTATTAAGAAACTTATAATGAGATATGATGAGATAAATAGACAACATGAAGAGCAAATGAAACAAATGGAACAGCAAACAATGCAGATGGAACAGGAATATGAATTGCAGAAGATACAGATGAAGGGTGAAATAGATATGCAGATAACTGAACTTGAAGGCAATATTAAGAAAGAGATTGAATTGATTAAGGCTGATGCTAATATGATTTCGTTTAATGCTGAAGTTGGACAAGAGAATCAAGAAGCAGGTATTGATCGTCTTAATGCTCAAAGAGCACAAGTTGATAGAGAAAAGCTACAACTTGAAAGACAAAAATTACTTTTAGATACTTATAATAAAGAGGAAGACAGAAAAGTTAAACGAGAGGATATGGCTAGTAAAGAAAGAATTGCTAAACAAAATAAAAATAAATATGATGTAAAGAAAAAGAAGTAATAGTTTTTTTGTTTTATTGTGTTAATGTAGTCACTTGCTTGTGAAAGTAGGTGACTATTTTTGTATAACTAACTGATGTGTTTGTCTTTACGGGCAGTTTTCAATGAGTTCGGTAGTACTTAATAATGCAATGTTAGTTATTTTTGATTTTGGTAATAATAGTTTTATTGCTATTATTGCATTGAATTATTAACAATCTAAATATTATTATTATGCCAGATATGGATTTTGGATATGCCGACCCTATAACCCAACCAGTGGGTGGTGGCGAAACTGAACCTGTAGAAGAGCCTACAGATATTGACAGTGGGGAACCTACAAAACCAGGTAATGAACCTGACCCTCAGCAAATCAATAATGATGATACTCCTGATGATAATCAAGATAATAATGATTCAGATGAAGAAGGTAACGATAGCAATGATGTTTTAGAAGAAGGTACTGTTTTAGAAGTTGGTGATGATAAATATACAGTAGATAAAGATGGCAATCTTGTTGATAAAGATGGTAATATTTTTAAAAAGAAAGATGAGATTGCTGAATGGAGAAAGTCATTTGATGAAGAAGAAGATGTAACTGATGATTTAACTATTGATTCTATTCAGAAAGCACTTGATATTGAAATTACTGATGAAAATGACAAGCCTGTTGTTTTCGAAAATACTCCCGATGGAGTTAAGCAGTATATTGAGGCAGTGCTTGAAACTGGTAGAGAAGAACAGCAAAAACAAGCATTAGATACACTTTTTGCTAGATTTGATTTTCTTCCTAATTTATTAAATTATTATGTTGCAAATGGTAATTCTTTACGAGGTTATGGACAAGTTCCTGACCGTAGTAAAATTACAATAGATGACAAAAATGAAGAGCAACAGATTTACATCATTAAGACTGCTTGGCAAGAAAGAGGTCAGAAAGGTGATGTTAATGGTTATATTGATTATCTCAAAAACAGTGGTACTCTATTAGCTACAGCTCAAGAAGAATTGCAAGGTCTTAAAGAAAAAGATGCTGCATATCGAAAGCAAGTTGAAGAGAAAGCTGCTGCTGCTGAGAAACAACATCAAGAAGAAATTAAACAATATTGGGATGGAGTTAAGCAAGTTATTGATAAGAGAGAACTTGCTGGTTATAAGATTCCGGAAACTATTGTTATTAACCGTAACGGAACTAAAACTTCTGCAACTCCTAATGATTTCTTTAACTATGTTTATATGGTAGATAAAGAAGGTCATTCTGCTTATGAAAGAGACCTTATGAATACAAAGCCCGAAGATAGACTTAATGATGAACTTCTTAGAGCTTTTCTTATGTTTACTGGTGGTAATTATGCTAATTTAGTAGATTACGCAATCAATGAAAAGAATGTTAAAACACTTCGATTGAAAGCTGCACAACGTGATAGAAAATCTACACTTAGAATAAATAAACCTACCAAAGTAAATCCAAAAGATACTGACTTCGGATATTAACCACAACTTAATTATTAACTTAAAAATTTTGTAATTAGTATGTATAAAATGCACGTTGTGTCCAAAGGCAAGTTTGATGATAGAGGTTATAGCAATGAAGAAAGTATTGCTTATCTCCAGCTTCAAAAGCCTGAGGCTATTAATGCTTTCCTTACTTATAATTATGGTTTGGATGACGACAGATTTCCTCTTACTTTCTTAACAGAGGGTCAGGGTAGAAATGGTGTTGTTGAAGTAAATACTGTTCAATGGACTTGGCCTGTTATGGGTCGTATGAAGTTTATTGATATGCTGACAAATGCTCCAAGAGGAGAAAAGATTGGTCTTGGTGGTGCTGAATTTGTAGTTTCTTTCTCAACTCATTGGTTTATTGAGCAGCATACTCTGATTGCTCCCGATGGTGAAACTCAGTTCCGTATTCAGAAAGATATGGGTGAAGGTGTTAATGGTTATGAATATCTTATTCGTCTTGTTAGTCCTGACCCCAATGCTTATGTTCCTGCTGAACTGTTAACTACTGGTAAGTATTGGAGCATTGGTGCTTCTACTGTTGAGGAATCGTATTCTAAGGGTAACCGTAGTAATGTTATGGGGCCTGGTAAGATGACTAGCCAATTAGAGTTCTATCGCTATTCTAAGGAAATTGCTGGTAATCTTGCAAACACTATTACTGAATATGAATTTAAGAATGGTGCTGGAGCTTCCTCTCGTCTTTGGATTAATGAGGAAATGAAGCAGTTTAATATTCAGAATAGAGTTAAGAATGAAGAAAGACTTTGGCTTGCTCAGTACAATAGAACTGAAAATGGTGAAGTAACTCTTCGTAGCCGTGATACAGGTAAGCCCATTCCTCATACTGCAGGTATGCTTGAAATCTGTAGAGAAAACAATTATGACACCTATGGTGAAATTCTTACTCTGAATAAGATTAAGAGAACTGTTGGTGATGTTTTCGATAGAGATACTGACGATGGTCATATGGACATTGTTCTTATGGGTGGCAAGGGCTTCCTTGAGGACTTTGATGAGGCTATCAAGCAGGATGCTCGTGAAAATGGTTTCTTGACTCCCCTTGGTGAGAAGGAAATTAGTGGTAGTGGCTATGGTCTTGAGTATGGTGCTTACTTCCGTAAGTATAAGACTGTTGATGGTCATACTGTAACTGCTAAGCATTGTGCTTTCTTCGATAAGGGTACACTTGCTGAAGCTGCTAAGGCTAACGGTAATGTACATCCTCGTACTGGTTATCCTATCACTTCGCATCAAGCTGCTTTCATTGACTTTAGTTCTTATAATGGACATCAGAATGTTCGTTTAGTGCATCAGAAGGGTCGTGTTTATAAGGCTAAGGTCTATAAGGGAATGGCTGATATTCCTGCTTCTTGGGGTGTTGGAGATACTAACTATATCTCTACTGATGTCGATATGAGCCGCTATGAAATTATGGGTAGCATTGGCTTACAGGTTGACAACTCAAGCAAGATGTTCTTAATGCAGTGCAAGTTGTAATTATTAATCAATTAAAACTAAAATAAGATATGGCAGATAGTGAAGCAGTACAAGTCAATTTTGGCAAAGCTAAACAAGAAACTACTAATCTAAAAGAGCCAGATGGGACAAATAAGGGTTCCTCTGAAGAACATAAAGTTGAAAGAGATTTAGACGCTGAATATGTTGAACATTCAAGTATTACTATTGCTCTTATTCAAAAGTTTAGTTTATATCGTAGAGCAAACTTTAATGTATTGAATAAGAAAGTAGATTATATTGGTAGTTCAATTAATAGTAGTCGAATACTTTCTTCAAATAAAAAAGAAATCGAAACTTATTTTCCTGCTCTTATTGGTATTGCATCTAACAATGAGAATTTCATTACTCGAGTTAAGCAGTACTTAAATAACATTAGAATACAAGTAGATGAAGATGGTAAGACATTTGATACTTCTTTTAGGTATAATACTTATAGAGATTATTTGAAAGTCAAGAATGAGATTGAAAAAGTTGAAGATGAATATAATGCTGTAGATAAAAGAAATGAAGTTGCTTTGAAGAAAGCACTCAAAGTAAAGTGTCTGCGACTTAATGAAATCGAAACTAGTAAATGCTCACTTGGCTATCCTATTAATCTTGAAGATTATCTGATGTATCGTCATTGTCTTTTGTATAATGATGTTTGTAAAGAGATTAGTCTTATTAATAGTGATCCAAATTATCGTTTTTATTTTAAGGATGATAATAAGGAACAAGAACGAATTGTTAAACTTCGTAAATCGAAGAATATTGCAAAAGCTCATTACATTGAAGCAATTAGTGATAATGAGTTATTTGATAACATTTTTGTTCAGTATTGTTCTATTATGGGACTTCCTATTGTTCAGACTATGAAACTTGACAGAAATGTTAAGGAAGAATATCTTGACAAATTTAGTACTGAGGAACCTGAGAAATTTAATAGAATATTCTCAAATAAGAATTTAAAACTTGTTAGTCTAATAGAAATGTTAATCGCTCGTGGTGAGTTATTAAGAATTGGCAATAGTCAAAATATTACTACAAGTGATGGAACATTTATTGGTGCTAATATGAATGAAGCTGTTGCTTGGTTTAACGATCCTGCTAATGCTTCTTTGGTTAATGCTTTTCAGAACAAATTAAATAATATGTAATGAAAGTAGAAGATATACTGACAATGTTTAAGATTCAAGGTCAGTCTAAAGGTCTTGATTCTATGAGATTCATTTCTAATGAGGATATTGCAGTATACATTAATCAAGCTATTGTCAACAAAGTTAGAGCAACTGTTATGCAGAATGCTCAAAGCAAATTTACTGACAAAGTTTCAATGCAAGATAATCCTCTTGCTAGCACTAATATACTTAGAAATTTATTGATGTATCGAGATGTTTCAGTTGAAGATACATTGTTTGGTTCTAAAAGTGGAAATATAGATTTAGATGTCAAAGTGATGTATTACACATCATTTGATGCAGTATATGATAACGATATTGTTAGCTGTAGAGTTGTAGATTATGATAAGTTCTATCAACATCGCAATGATTATTGTAATCAAGCAAGTTGGAGAACTCCTATTATTACTTATCTTTATAATAACAATAAACTTAGAATTTTGGTTGAATATAAAAGTAAAGCATTTCCTACTACTAGGGAATTGAAAACTGTAAGAGTTGCTTTTGTAAAACAACCTAATGATTTTACTGTTAATAATCTAAGTTTTGATTACACTGAACTACCAGATTATGTTATTCCTGAAATAGTTGAGATTGCAGTTAATACTTATTTTAGGTCTATTGGAGCTACAAGTCAACAAGTTTCACAACAACAAGAACAAAATAATCAATGATAAAGCATTTAATTTTAGTTAATGGTAAATCTATAGTTAGAGATATGACTGCTTTATCTGCAACTGAAAATGGTATTTATCTTAATACTATTCCTCATGGAAATAAAAATTATGCTGAAATCTTTTTTAAGCATAATGGAACTGTAAATAAGTTCTCGTTTCCTAAAGAGATTGCAGATTGGCTGGCATATACCTATTCTGATTTAACCGGATTAATTAGTTCTACAGATAGAAGAACAGATGTTGTATTAACTCCTAATAGCACTTTTTATTTGCCTAATTATACCACTGAGCATGGTATTATTTCTAATACTTCTATAGATACAGAAGGAAAAATAGTTCCTGGTGTTTATGGATTTATGCTTGTTAAGAGAAATGTTCCTTTTAATAAGAGAAATAAATGGTATGTAGAAATTGTTGTTAAAGAGGAAACAACTTATGCAGATTTCGCTACAATACTTGACGCAAGGTTTAAAGAACTTGATTCTACATTAAGCGTTACTTTAAATGGTTCCGATTTTAAAGTTGGTACTAGTAATTGGAAGGCACCCAGTTATGATGTAATGTTTGATGGTCTTGCTAAGTATGCTTTCTATAAGGATGCTGCTAAAAATGGTAATTATAGAAATCACGATGTACATCATATGTTCAGAAAATTTACTACTGAATGTGATGCTGATTATGGTTTCGATTATACCGAAACAGCAGGTGAAAATCTTTATAAAGGTAGAAATCCTGAAGCATTATATAATGAGTTAATTGACTTAGGTGTTAACGAAAATAATCTAAGTATCCTTTCTATAAAAGTATCTGAGCCTAGTTTATTTAGAACTTTAGACCCTAGAATTAATCAGTCTTATACATTTATTGGTAATAATACTGCTATTGGTTCTTTGGCTGAAAATTTCTTTGGAATAACTCCTGCTAATAATTTACCCCCGAATTTTGACCCTGGCGAAGTAATAGTTGGCCCTGGGAAAAACTAATTAAACTCTTTAATGCAATAAATAATATATGAGAACAAATATATTTTTAACTAGTAATTCTATTGCAAGTGATTTTGTTGCTGATGTTAATGCTATGACTACTGATATTGCTTTAATGAAAGCAAAAACTCATGGTACAGTATTAGATAAGCAATTTAACCTTGTATGGAAAGGCGGAGATAGCAGATATGCTAATTTCGGCAATAGAGAGATTAGAGTTATTCCTATTAGTTTATGTGAGCTATATTGTAAAGATACTGAACAGAAGATTGCTAAGTATGATGATGGTGCTATAGTATTCAGTTTGGATATTGCAGATGACTATGATTTTACAAATATCATTGGTCAGGATATCACTGTGAGAGTTATCCTTCCTGCTAAGTTTAATAAACGTAATAGTTGGAATTTCTCTTATAGAGTAGCTGCTGATACAACTGTTGCCAAAGTACGAGAAAGTATTTACAATCAGATTAAGAACAGCTCAATTAAGGAATGGGTAGATATGGAGATTATCGAAGCTACTGGCGGACTTCCTCCTGTTACTACTCTAATTGGTGTTAAGTTCTATATGACTGAGTGCGTTAACAATGTATATGTACATCCTATGGATGCAACTTTATCGTCTTGGATAAATGTTGTTACAAGTGTTAATGATACTAATAAGGTAGAACTTGTTACTAGAGCATTCCTTCGTAAGCTAATTGTTGATGCTGATGCCAATTATGGTTTTGACTATATTAACTGTCCGGATGGTGATTTTTATCCCAATAAACTAAGACCTCGTGAGGTTGACTTTATGCTGGATACTTTAACTAATGTAGTTGAAGATGTATTTGGTGGAACATTAGGATTAACTCATATTACTTTTGTTGAACCTAGAATTGTTGAAACTACAGGCGATGTCGTTAAACAAGTTATTAACATTGTTCATCCTTTGAAGGATGTTGGTGATTTTGTTTATAATGACTTCAAGGCAATGATTAATAAGATTGCTCCTGGTACTTTTGGCGATTAAACATAACTTTCTTAGGCAGTAGTAGTTAAGTCTACTGCTGCCTTTTTTAATAAAATGGATATTCTTCAAACAGCATTAGAACAAGGTATTGCTCCGGCTATTGTTGTTGCAGTGTACCTTTTGATTATTCGTCTACTAGATAGTAAAAAAGAATCTAAAACTGCAAAACTAAATGGTCAAATGATAGATTGTATTAATAATATAAATGAATTTCTAAAGCATATAACACAGGATATTATAGATAAAGAACCAGAAAGATGTAATAAGAGTTTAACAGACGTATTTGATAGCTTTAGTTATAAAGTATTAAATTTTGTAGTATATACTCTTATTAATAATCATATTATTAAAAATAAAAAATCTATAATTGAAAATCTTAATAAAACTATAGATAAAGAATATCAAGATATATTTACTGTGGTTTTATTATATAGTAATTCTAGAAATAAACTAATTACTAAAATAAATAAAGAATGGACATATTCTTTAAAAGATGCAATTATAGATATTATATATGATAAAAATCTTACTAAAGAACAAAGGATTTATCAATGTAGTAATAAGATTAAACTATATGTAGATGAATATTGTGCTAATCTAATAAATCAGATATAATGGATTTAGATAATGCAAAACTTAAAGTAGCATCAACGCTATGGGGTCTGCTTTCGTCTACACAAGCGCAAAACTCTAAATATGTAGTATCGGTAAGCGGACAGCAAAAGTCGCTCAGATGCGAAAAAATCTTTTATTTAATAATTTTGTATTGTCTAGATTTCTACAATGAACTCTCCGAGGAACTAAAGTATAAAATACAGGAAATAGTAAATGAATTGGAAGAGCCAGATGAGAATTTCAAAGATATAGAAATAAATGGTTCTATTGAAACAATCGAAATTCCTGAAGAATATCAATGTCTTGGAATAACAGTTCTAGAGTATTTTCTAGAAAATCTTGACACAGTTCTTGATGAATGTAAGTCAGAATGCTACTGTCAACATAATGTAATAAATTGTTTTGTAACATTTATGGTTGCAGTTAATTTATTAACTAACCATAGAGAAAAAGAAGGTAAACTTCTTATGAAATTTGTAGAAGGACAGATTAGTAATATATATAGAGAAGGTGTTGAATATAGTGGAGCGTTTACTTTGACTGAAGATCAAGAACTTTACAGAGATATTAAATGTCCAGTTGAAAAGTGTTATGTTGACACTGATAATACTGATACTATGTTTGAGTTTTTTACTCCTACTAGTTTTAATTTGGAAATTGAAAATTGCGAATTATATGGCAATAAATAAAGAAGTTAGTCTTGGTAGAATAGGATTTGTTATTGAAGGTGATTTTGATTCTACTAAAGCATATAAAAAGCTCAGTGTGGTGAAAGTTCCCTCTACGGGGAGTGTATATATTTCTAAAACGAATGTTCCAGCAAATACATCTATAGGTAATGAAAATTATTGGTTTAATGTATTTAATGGAGAAATAAATAATATAGGTCTTAGAAGTGTTAAATTACCTCAACTGAGTACATTATCAGACTTAGAATATGTAAATGTTATAGAAATAAGTTCAAGTATTAAAGAATATAATTTATTTGTAACAGTATCTGGAGATATTGATGATATAGATAACCCAGAAGGAGAGTTGTATGGAACAACAAGAGAAGATAAAAAGAAAGTATGGGTTTATAATTCTGTTACTAGACAATATATTTCAATATATGATGATATAACTACATTAAATTCAAACGATATATTGATTACTGAAGTTAATGAAAATAATAATACACATAATACTAGCGTCATTAGAAGTAGTGCGCTAGAGACTATAAACAATGGAGAATTAAGTTCAAGAATAAATGGATTCATTATTCATGCTATTCCTTCATTTACTAATGATGCTAAAACACTTAAGTTAAGTATAGGTAATAAAATTGATATTGCAACAATAGGTGGGATATTATTTAAAGTTCCTGATTATAGAGATGCCTTTGATAGAATACTTATTAATAATGATGATGATGAGTTAATTACAACATTGACTCTTACACAGGATTTATTATTTGCTGGTGATATTTATATAATAACTCCTACTATTGTTGACAGAGTATGGACTTCTAGCAAATTAAGATTATTACATAGAAATGATAAAGTTATAAATTCTAAAGCATATGTTGCTATTGATCAAAATGGAATATTTGTAATAAATGGTTTCTCAAATATAAGAACAACAGCTTTAGATAATTATGAATATATATTTGATTGTATAAATACTGAATGTAATATTGATTTATTCTCTATGATTGGACTAGATGATGGAATAGGAGGAGCAGATGAATTAGATGTATTAAATTCTGAAACATATAATGCTTTAGTATTTACTGAGAAGCTTAAATTTATATTTCATATAGCTAATTATTATAAGAACCAAGATACTACTGGAGGAAAATATAATAAAGGTACAGGACATGATAGAGGTGTAGGTTCATATTTTAGTGGGCAAAAAATATTTAATGAAAATAATTTACGAATGTCTATACCTCAATTTTGGGGTAGGACTGAGTTAAATTTAACTAGATTTATTATTCCTAGAAATACTAAATTTAGTATAATGCTATTGCCAATGCTTAATTGTGTAGATGGAACTATAGATAGTGATGCAAATGTTACATATAGTATGATTATATTGTTTGATGATTTCGAAAGTGTAGCTAGATATAATAATAATGACCAAGTAGTTATTCCTACTGATAGAAGTTCTGACGTAGTTGCAGCTAATATAGATGAAAGAGTAGCAGATATGAGTGCATCTGTAACTAATAATCCTTCCTATGAATATGTAGCATCTATTGAACCATATATAAGAAATATATCATGAACGAGATATTAAATTCTTATAGCAAAGATTTATCAAATATTGCTAAAGATATTATAAATGATTGCCAAACTTTTTGTAATGACAACGATGTACTTGATGAGTATATTGATGAAATTGCAAAAGTTAAAATAAGTGAAGTTATTAACAATTTAAATTAATTATCTTATGAACATTCTTGATTCTGTTGTTTCTGCTATTGCAGTTTTCTTTGTAGCAGTTATTACATTTCTTGTTGGTCGCCATGTAGGCGCAACCGCTGTTGCAGGTGTTGGTATGACACTTTGTCTTGGTCTTTCATATGCTTTTGGTAAAATGAAAGAAGGTGCTACTTTTGATACTAAGACTTTTATTAGTCATTGTATCGGTGGAGCTGTTGCTACCTTTCTTGCTTGTATGGTTAGTGTAGGATAATATGGCTAAAAATAGAGAGCATAAATCAAGTAAACCTCTAGCTAGAGGTAATACTGAGAGAAAGTCTCATCCTATGGTTCCTAGAGCAGGAGTAAATAGGGGTAGAACTTATCCTTATGGAGGAAAGAAGAGCAATAATTAAACTATTGTATAAGGTAGAATTGATTATATTAAAGTTTATACCAATGGTTCTTGCATTGATGTATTTCTTTAATACAATTCTACCTTATTTTAATATTGATACTAGAGTTCTTAATTATCTTGGAGGACTATCATTGATTCCTATGATATTTTTATATGTATCTTCTTATGTATTTAAGTTTTGTTTTTATCATAGGATTTTTCTACATTATATAGTTATAAATTATGTAATTAGTGTATATGATGAATATATAGGAATACCGTTAGATAATTATAATTATGTGGTTCTTAATTGTTTAGTAATGTTTATTGTAATAGTTATAGCTACAATATCTTATGTTAATCAACGTAATAAAGAACTTATTACTTAAAGTAATAGATGATATTGATTCTGGAAATTCAAATATAACAGAATCTGATGCAAATGAGATTATTGAGTGTTTAACAAAATATACTCAAAAGGATAGACCAATAAGTAAATATGAAGCTTGCGTATATCTTGGACTAGCAAGAAGTACATTTGATAAATATGTTGCTAATGGAATTATTCCAAAAGGTAAACATAGAGCTGGTTTCAAAGAACTTTATTGGATTAAGAAAGATTTAGATGATGTAGTAACAAAGTTAAAACATAAATAACTGAAATACATTGTTTTACAAATTGCCATAGAACTATTATGTTCTATGGCATTTTCTATATAGTTTTGTACCTGTAAATATATTTACATAAGTTTTTTCAACTCATTTTATTAACAAACAAAATAATTTTATAATTATGGACGTTACTGATGGTACAAATGGAAAGAGCTATGCTTCTAAAGGTGTTGGTGGCACTGCTCTTGGTTTAGGTATTGCAGGTACTGCTCTTGGTTTACTGAATGGTGGTCTTGGTTTATTTGGTTCTAATAAGGGTGCTGATGCTGCTCAGACTCAAGAAATTTGGAACAAGATAGCAGATAACCGTTATGAAGCTCAGGGTAATCTTTATAACTATGCTCTTGCTAAAGCTGATCAGAGATTTATGGATGCTCAGTTTGTAAATGGTCAGATGTTTGGTATGTATAGAGATATGCGTGATAGAGATGATAGACTTCAGCGAGAGATTTGCAATTTAAAGACTCAGTTGGCTGTTGTTAGTGCAACTACTCCACTTCAGATTGCAAATGCTTCTCAGGCTGCATCTTACCAAACTCAGCTTGAAGCTGCTAAGCGTGCTTACGGAGATGCTATTATTGTAACTTATGTCAATGGAGAGTTTATGCCTCTTGAGATTGCTAGCGTTACAACTGGAGACACTGCGACTGCTAAGCCGACTTTTAATCCTTTAGCCAATCTTTAATTATTAACTCATAAATTATAAGTTATGTATCCTCTAAATCAATTCATAGTTAGTCCTAATCCTTTTGAGAGTAACACTGATATTGAAAGTCAACTTAAAAAACTTGAAGAATATAAAGCTCAATTAAGTGAACTTAATCAGAGAAGACAAAGGGAAACTATATGGGACAAAATAGACAAAGAAGTGTCTAGTATGACTGATGTTCAAAAACAAAAGTTAATTGCTAATCAAGATTATGCTTCTAATGCAACTAAATTGCAAGCTATTGTTCAAGAAGAATTATTGAAACTAGTTAGAGATAAAATTGAAAACACTGCCAATGGTAAGGCTCTTCTTGAAAATCAACTTGATTTAGTTAAGAAACTAAAAGAACAAATTATAAATGATACAAACAGAGAAATGGATTTATTTAATAGATTTAGAGAATATAGTAAAATGAATCCTAACATAACTTATGATGAATTTTTAAAGAATAACTTATGATTAACATTGATGTAATTAGTGATAAGCTAATCCAATTTTTAAATAGTGAGATTAGTAATATTGCAGGAAATCATCCAGCTATAGCATTTTTCAGACCATTAATTAGTAGGATACTTAATAATAATGTAGATAAGATTACTAATATAATTAAACTTATAGCAGATGAAAATGGTAATGTAGATATTATTCCTTTGCTTAATGATATGACTAAATCATTGATGGAAACAAGACCCTTTGTTATAGATACTGGTGTATTAGGAGATGTAGAGATTGATAATGGTCAAATTAAACTTAAAGTTCCTATGATTGATAAGACTATCAGTCTTACAATGCAAGATATAAATAAGTTTAGACAAATGCTAACTATGTGAAAATGGGGGAGTTATATGCTCCCTCATTTTTTTTATATATTTTTAACTACTTATATTATATAAATAAGGATTATATTTGAACGGTTAATTAAAGAAGTTGGTTTAAATGTTATTACTTATGCTAAAGAAATTAATAATCAAATTAATTAAATGGCTTATGAATTTAACAAAGTTTGCAAAAGTTCCTACTGATGGAGCATCTAATTCTAACAATTTTACTTTTCCTAAAATAGGTTTACTTTATAATGACCAAAATGAGATAGTTTTATTTAGATTTCCGGATGATGATATAAATTTTCCTATAGGTGCATTTGTTGAAACAGTTGAAGATTTAAGTGATAGTGCTGAAATACTTTTTCATGGAATCTTTGTAGGGGCATATGTTGATAGTGAAAGAGATAAATCTATATCAGATTTAAAATTAACTATTTTTAAAGATGATGAAAATAGTGTTACTATTGGGGATCGTATGGGAGAAGCAGTTGCTACATTATTAGGTTTAGATCCTGAAGTAGTAATTCCTATAGCTGGTACATTTATAAGTTCTTTACATAGCTACAAATTTGCTGCTATAATGAATGGAACATCTGGTTATGGATATGTATCATCACTATGATTAATCAAGCTATAGAAACAACTTTAGCAAGTTTTGATTTTGCATTTTGTATAGTTGTAAATGTTTTAACTTATCTAATTATACAATTATGTAATTTCATAAATTATAAATTAGTTAATAATCCAACTAAGAAAAGAATAATTCTTTTACTTTGTGTTGTTATAGTTAGTATAATTTATTATATAATAGGTTCAGATATAAAACTTATAATTAATAGTGCTGTTCTTGCACCAGTGTTTTGGAGTTGGGTTATGAAACCTATTCTTGCTAAATTTGATTTAGATTATTCTAAATATGACACATTTAAAATTTAATATAGTTCAATGAAAGCACAATTAAATAAAAAGAAATTAGTTAAGGGTACTGATACAATAGTGCCCTTAACTTGTAAAGAAACAGACCCTACAGTTCCTGATTGGGCAAAAACAAATACTAAGCCTAGTTATGATGGTAATGATATAAAATATACAGGTGCTACTGGAAGTGTAGTGACTAATGATACTACTATTAATGTAGCTTTAAAGGCTATAGATGATTCGATTGGTAATGTAGAAACTTTATTAGCAAATATTTAATTATGAGTATAGCAAGTGAAATAACAAGATTACAGACTGCTAAAGCAGAGTTAAAGACTGCTATAGAAAATAAAGGTGTTACAGTTCCTAGTGATACAAAGTTAGATGGATATGCTGATTTAGTTGATAGTATTGAGCAGGGCGGTGGTGACAGCGATGATGATAAATGGTATATAATTTTAATGGATGGTAATACTAATAATAGTAATGTTTATAGAATATATCCTTCAATTAATCAATATAATGATTCTTGGTACTTTTTATCAAGAGTTAGCAGTGGTAGAGAACTTAATGGATACATCCGTTTTAAATATAAAAATGAAACCTATTATATAGATAATTTTACAGATGGTAATCATACCTTATCAAAACAAGGTACAACAGTTAATAATACAATAGATCTTTTGCATTTACATATCTACAAAGAAGGAGATTTGTTTAAAGTAAATATACAAGAAGATTAAACACAAATGAACAAAATTAAATTATCACATATAAAGCAATTGCTATCTTACATTAAAAACATAAATTATGTTAGATTAAATAATGGACTTATTATTGGTAGTAAAGATAATAATTGCTTTGAATATGTAATAATAAGTAACGGAAACATTAATTATTTATTAATTGATTACGAAGAAAATTTAAGTAGTTATGAATAACTTTTTTAAATATCCTTTAGGCTCTGATATTGATGTAGCTAAAATGTTTACTAAAGATAATCTAGTTAGTATTGCTGGGATTAAAACTGGTAAATTTGGATGGGAAGTAGTATTAAATAAAGATAATGATTTTACTAATATAGATCAACCTACTAATAAACCAGATCTTTTTGAACTACAATTTAATGGTATAGCTATTTCTGTTAACGTACCTGATAAAAATACAAAAATTATAATAAATAGAAACAATAATATAAACATAGTTTTTGATGAAGACTCTGGTACTCAATATGATTTTATTTTTATGACTATGGAAGGTACTGAAAAAATTGGTTCATATATATTAAAATAATTAAAAAGAAAAATGAAACTAACATCAACAATTAAGAATTTTAAAAATAACATTATTGGTTATTTTTCAACAACAAAAAATAATGGTGATTCTAGTTCAGAAGGTCTTAGAGTAATACCATTTAGTTATTTAAATAATAAAACAAGGTTAGATGACTTTACTTGGGATAAATTTGTTAAAGTAGAATTTGCAATTAAAGATTTTGATAATTTAAATATTAGATTTCGCTGTACAGATTTTGTTTATGATAAGCTGGATTTACAATTTGACGTTAAACCACTAGCAAATCAATCTAAAACTATATTTATAACTACTACAGCTGGTAGTAATTTAATAAAGATTTATGCTTTTAGAGAAGATATAATTGATATTGTTGATAATAATAGTATGTTAGAGGCAAATGATTATTTAACAAATATTATTAAAACCTCTTTAACTAATGGATTGACAAGTTTTAATTTTATACCTAGCGGCACTAGCAATCAAAATACAGATGCAGATATATTAAAAGCCTTGAGTTGTATTCATGTTTATTATAGAGCTGAAGAATAATATTGTATAAGCTATTTAAAATAATATGCCAACACTTAATCAATTAACATCTGAAATTGCTCATAGTATTCAACAACAAGATAATGTTGCTGCTAAAAGAGCAATAGCTTTGTCCATAATTCATAGTCGTAATCAACTAATTAGACATAGCTATGAAGGACATAATTATATTGATAGAGGGCTTCAACAGAGATTCAGATGTGAATTAATTGATGTTCCAGATGGAGATTTAGTTGGATTTAATAATACTACTAAAATAAAGAGAACTAAAAATAAAGTTCCTAGACCTGTAAGATTAACTAATAATTTACCTTTTAGTTCTGTTAGAACAATAGGTGTTGAAAATCCTATTGAGATAGCATTTGTAAGAACTGCAACGAGTAAATATTATGCTAATCTTCCAGGTTTTTGTCCTTCTGTAACATATGATTATCTTAACGATTATATTTATATAGATACAACTAAAAACTATATACTTAAAGATTTACAGTTTATAACTGTTGAAGCAGCATTTGAATATCCAAATTTAATTTTGGATAATCTAAATCAAGATGATGAATTTAAAGAATTAAATTTATATAATGGTATAACAGAAGAAATATCTGATAAACTTATAGAACTTGAAGATAACGAGTTTCTTATTCCAGAAGATATGGTTAATGATATTAAGAAATTAGTATTGGAAACAATTAATGGTCAATTAGTTAAACAAACAAACGAAATACCTAGTCAATTAACAGCTCAATGACCTGTGATTTAAATCAAAAAGAATATTATTTTAATTTCATAAATAGAGCTAAAGTTGACAAATATAATTATAGCAATAAAGTAACTGAATTAACAAAAAGTATTAATGCTAGTAAATCATTGATAGTTGAAAATATTGTTGCTATCGAAGCACTATTAGGAAAACCATTATCACCCCGTAGAGAGATAATTGATGAACTAGTAGATGCTGAAGAATCACTTTATCAACTAACAATGAGATGTCTTAGGGATAATGATAATCCTGACGATAGAAGACTACTTATAACTCTAGCTAGATATTGTAAGCTAATTAAGTCACGAACCAATTATAATAAACTTCTTTCACTTTGTGATGATAGAGTTAACGTGACGTATGCTCAATATCGAGCTATACTTGAAACTTATTATGAAACAGTTAATCGTAATTTACTTCAAGGTTTTGGTTATAGGTATAACAATGGTCTTGGTGTTATTAGCATTAATAGATATAAACTTAGAGATGATGTAGGTAAAGTTGTAGATTTCTCTGCTACTCGTAAGGCTAAAAAAGAACTCTTAGATAAGGGGTTAAAGCCTTATGATAAAGCAGAGGCTAAATTATATGAAGAAAAAGGAATACCTTATGATGGTGTAGAATATGTCAAATATAGAAAAGGCTCTTATTATTATGAAATAACTTTATCTGATAGTAAAATTTATTCTTCTAGAAATATTGAATTTTACAAAGATAAGAAATTAGGTAAGTTTAAAGGAATGAGTTATGAAGAACTTGCAGCTATTTGTAATACAGATGAAGAAGTTTATAATCTACAAGTAGATACAACTGTTAAACTAAATGTCATTCTAATTAAACATCCAGAATATTATTATAAATTTATTCGTAATGTCGAAGAATCAAGGTACAAATATAGGAAGAATAATCGCTAAGATTGATAATGACTTCAATCCTGATAATAGTGATTGGATCCCTAGAGTAGCAGCATGGGTATATGATGCTATGTCTATGCTTGATTTATTAGAGGATGAAACTAAACGAATACCAATTCGTATAAATGGTAGATTTGGAATTGCTGATTGTGATTTAGGATGTGATGATTTTAAGTTATATGATAAGAATGGTTGTGAGATAGTAAAAGCAGAAGATAGTAAAAGTTGTGGTTGCGGAGCATCATCTCCCTCTACGGGGAGTTCTCAGTGTGCTGAAATAGATAGAATAGTAACTCCTCATACAGTTGTCCATACGGACGATAATATAACTCATCCAGTAAGTCAAGCAGTTTATCAACAAACAAAGTATCCTCCTAGATACAATGTAGTTGAAGGTAATATTGGTAATCCCAATAATAACACTGAGCACAATTATGTTCGTATTGGCAGAAACCGATTAGAACTAAACTTTGATACTGATGTTGTTTATGCAGAAGTTAAATCTCTTAAAACTGAAACATATAATGGATGTGAATTTCCAGTAATTCCTGCCAATGGACTTCTAATTGAAGCTATTGGCTATTATTGTATGTATAAGATGTTGACAAGAGGTTATAAACATCCTGTTATGAATCTTCAAGCTAGTCAATATGGTACTAATCCATTTTGGCTATGGACTCAACTTAAAGACCAAGCAAAGAGAAGTGTTACTAATGGTAATACTAATGAAGATATAAATGATAGTGACCTATGGCAATCTGCATTTTACATTAATACTTTCGGGGGTTCTAAATCGACACAGAAGCCCGCTAGTGGGTCTAGTTCTTCAAAAAAATGTAATTGTGTATAGTTAATCAAGTTTAGGAATGACTTTCTTAAAACGCAAAAAAGTAAATAATTAATATTTTTCTATAGTATATGAATATAGTACCTAAACTTAATCAAAACAAACATCCTAAAGATTGTACTAATCTTAGTTTGGTTGACGCAAAGAATATAATGTTTGATGTAGATCAAAATAGTTTAAGTAATGATAATAAATTAACTTACTATTCTAGTATAAGGACAAACGCGATAGAACAATTAGCAAGATATTTTGAAATTTTAGAAGATAAAATTACAGTAAATATTGTGGGTTCTATAAATTGTAATAAAGAAATAGTTTATTTTATTAGTTATTATATTGAAAATAATGAAGAAAATGTAAAACTAGTTTTACTTAGAGTACATAATTTTAGAAGAGAACCGCTAATTGCTAATTATGAATTATATTTAGAAAATACAGATTTAAAATATAACGGTGGAGAAATAGTTGGTACATTTACTTATAATAGAAATAATGAACTAATAATTGCATTTAGTGAATATAAAGAAGATAATAGTTTAAATGAACCTTTAAGAACATTTAATTTAGATGCTAATACAGAAAAGACTCATACTTTAAGTTTAATTCCTGAAGTAATAATACCTAAAGTTACAAACTTTGAATATATTAATGATAATTGGTATAAAGGACAAAATTATTTATTCATTAGATTTAAGATAAATGATTATGATTATACTCAATGGTATGATTTACATAGAATGATATATACAGATTATTGGTATAATATGGATTTTATAAATGCTCATGTTAAACTTATGAAGTATGGTTCTGGTGATACTCCTGTAGATGATTATGAAAGTAAACATTTTAATTTTTATACTACTCATAGTAACAGATTAGATATTTGTTCTTTATCATTTAATTTTAGCTTGAATAGTATAGATTTATATGATAAATATCAAATTGGCATAATAAATACGAAAAAAGATAATACAACTGCATATGTTTCTTCAGATATAGATTCAAGTGTTACTAATGTAATTGTAAGTCCTAAGAATTTTAAAACTACTGATGATATTGCAGTTTCTGAATTAATATATACTTATTTTAACTATTATAATGTAAAAGAAGTTGTTAATTTTAAAAATAAATTATTTATATCTAACTATAAAGAAAATAATCAAGAAATACCTAGTGATATATTAAATAATATTTCAATAAAAGTAGAGAAAAAATCAACTGTTGAAGAAGGTGCTTTAGATGTATCAAGTTATAATTTTTCTAGAACAGAACAAATAGATGTTGGATATTTAAATGGAAAAAATACTAGTAACTATAATTCTCCTTTTAGACTGTATAAATTAGATGATAATTGCTATGAAGCCTATGACACTTTACTTGCAATTTGGAGTGATTATAAAGCCTATGCACATCTAAGTTGGGTTCCTTATGTAGGTTCTAGTGTAGGCTTAACTTATATAAACCAACTTAACAATACAATAACGTCAACTAATAATATAGATGATAATACAATAGTTACAGTAAGAACTAGTGATAATAGAACATATACTGATATACTTGGAAGATTTGCACTTAAAATGTCATCTTTAACTGATGGTCAATTTTATTATTTAAAACCTGTAGAAGAAATTAGACCTATAGGCGGTTCAAATAAAACAGTATATAGAAATACTGCATTGGGCACTGTTATTGAAGTTACAATAAATAATGTAAATTACACTTATAGATGCAATAATTTGTATCCTTGGGTTAGTAAAGTAAATGGTGGAACAGCTAGAGAATATTATGCTTTTGATGTACATAAATATAATTTAGCTATAAATTATGATAGAATATATAATTCAGTAACTTCTCAGTTAAAATTTAAAACTCTTATTCCAGGAGAGAGATATAATTTTTATATTCATTTTGTAGATAAATATGGTATAGCATCGAATGGTTATAAAATTAATAATTTCTATAACAATGGTATTATAGATAAAATATTTAATACACATACTGGAGATTCATATTTTAAAATAATTGATCATTCATATGGTAGCGTAAAAGATATAAATAATTCTATAATACTATTTCCAAAATATGAATTATCTGTTGATGTTCCTGAACTTCCAGATAATTATATAGGATGGTATATAACTTATGAAGAATTTGAATATTCTATAGCATATAATGGTGTAGTTGAAGCAAAAGAAACTAATTTATTTATATCAAATGAGGTGGATATAAATGATAGTATTAATATGAATTTTAATACTATAGCTACTAGAGATAGTGAACTTGATAAAACTAATGTTGAGTTATTAGTTGGTGGTTCTGTATCAATGCTTGGGAGTAATACTAAACTTAGATTAAATAATTCTGAATCTAGTTATACTAGTTGGATTTCTCCATATGTTCCACTTATAGAAGGAAGTACTAGATTAGCCAATAATTTTATAAATGTAAAGTTAGTAAATAAAGATAATTTTTCTTATTATAATACAAAATTTAAAAAATTAATTCCTCTTACAGAAGTCACATATGGTTCAACTAATGATTATATATCATTTCCTGATGCAAATTATAATGGAGTTATATCACAGTTTAATCATATAATATTTTCTGGTAGATTTTATTATAATGCTGCAGATAATTTAATATATAAAATTAACTACGCTGTAAGTGCAAATAATACTGGTGATGCTGATAATAATTCTCCGTCATCTAAAATACTTGGAGTTGGAACTACTGAAGATGATATTTTAAAAGTAGTTAGATATTTTGATTATTCTAATTATTATTTCGAATCTAGAAGATTTAGAAGTGAACCTCAATCAGTTGTTACTGTTATAGATAAATATAAAGGTAGAGATAATATTACAGATTTATCATCTTATATAATTGGAACTTTTGTTCAACCTACTGATACTATAGATTTATGGGAAAATCCTCAATTTAGAATTAATGAAAATTATCCTAAAACACTAACAAATTATTTAAGAGAATATAATAATACTTATATATTTGACCAAACTATTAGACGTTCAAATGTTATTGCTGATGAATCATTAGAAAATAGTTGGAGAAAATTTGAAACTGACCAATATATTAATATAAAAGAAAACAAGGGAAACATAATGAATCTATGTGCTATTGGAAATATATTTCTAGTACATACTGAACATTCATTATTCCAATTTGATTTTAACGATAGACTTACTAGTAATGGTGGAGTTGTAGAAGTAGACCAA